TTAACTCTTTGTTAACCATCTTTTGAAATGTGTGAGGATGTTATCAAGTGCATCCATAATGCGGGCAAAATCGATAATGAACATAAAGACAATGAACGCCACCCACTTCACGCAACGAGACATCATCTTTAATCCCTGATAGGTATTGATCATCTCATAAAGCAGCTGTCGTTCGGTTTCTGTAAGTTCTTTATCTTTGTTGCTTGCTTTCTCGACCATCTTTCCAACCGCATAAATGCGCTCCCTGCTTGTTATGCTTTAAAATATCTCTTGCTAAGTTGGGACTGATGACCGAAACATCCCGCTTATCCAAATAAATAGGCAACCAGCCAACACAAGAAACAACCCTATTTCCCGCGCACCCAACGAGAAAGTTCAGTGCGAACATCACCATCACTTTTCTGATTAACTTCATTTTCAACCTCAAACCGTCTCATTGCTGTCTTCAAAGCATGCTTGGTTTGCTTGTGCTGTTCACTTCTTTTACCCAAATGAAAGGCTTTCGCTAATGCCATAAAAAAAACGGCTAAAGCCGCTGTAATCATCAGGGAATATTTCTTGAGCCAGAAAATCACAATCGTTGCTCCCGAAACCGCTTGGCCACAAACACTATACCTGTTACAGCCGCTAAAACCATTATGCCTGCTAATGCCCATTGGATTGGTCCATTGCCTGCTAACAACCCTCCAAGACCTGAACACGAGCCTATAATCGGGGCTAGCGCTTCTGCTTTGAGAAGTCCTGTTGCCTGTTTCGTTTCTACATGTTGATAGTTAGAAGAAACATAAGATCCCTTCGCCCATAACCCCGCTTCTGCCGCTCTACGGTTTGCTAATCCTTTCAGAGGCTTGCCCCCTATCTTATTCCATCTCTGTAATTCTGCTGGAACCGATTCATAATCACCCTGATTAAGCTTTTTTAACAAGGTAGACTTGCAAAATGCTTTGCTTCCTACATTGTAGCAAAAGGATACTAATGCCGCGAACTGTTCATCCGTTAACCTCACCGTAACGGCTTCTTCAACCGCTTTCTCAAATTGCTTTAAATCCTCACAAAGAATTTCTTCTGCTTGCTCTTGTGTAATATACATGCCCTTCTTAACAATCGGTTTGCCCGCATTGCTGGTGTGACCATAACCTATCGTCCAAACACATGCCGTATCTTGGTATGCATTCAAGCGTAACCCCTCCCATTGCTTGATTAGCGCTAAACCTTCTTTCGATATTCTTCTCATCGCTTGCTCCATAAAAAAAGCCCCACAAAAGGGGGCGGCATAAAAGGGATATCTCAGTGAGAACTAGACGGTTTCATCTCTATTGTCTTTATTCTCTTTGATTAATTGCTCTACTTCTTCAACACTAAAGCCAAGGGAATTAAGAGGGGAATATTCGCTCTCTTGTAATTCATATTGATACCGTTTTTCCACAAAACTGGTCTCAAAATCTAAAGGCATTTCCTTCTCAACACAAACCTTATGCTTCTCGTCTTCTAATCCCTCTTCACCTTCTCCAAGTTCTTTTATACAAACCCAATCAAAACGCATTTCTAAAAGCTGTTCTAATCTTTTCAACGTTTCAAGCTTGTCATATTCAAGCATGTTCAAATAATCTTCTTTGCTATTTAAATGCTCTGGATATTCTCTCATTCCTATCGTCTCCTTAAACATAACGGCGTGGACGGCTACAACCACGGGCTCCTACCTGATCACTCTTTAAAGTACGTCCATGGTTGGCGCTTCTAATATAGGCTCCACAATTGGGATCATGACTCCAGCTCCCACCGCCTACCAAAACATTCATACTTACCCTAAAAGCGTTTCTTCCTGCTACGACAGAAGCTATCTGCATCGGAAACGTTCCGGCTAAAAACTGCCAAATATAACCGCAACCATCCTCACATCCGATGTGCGAAATCATGCGTCTATCCGCTGTATCAACATGTCCTCCAGAATGTTTGGGGCTAGGGGACTTTTTCCCCTGAATGCTGGTTCTGTCATTGCTCCCATACATCGCAGAAGCAAATTGTTCATCATTCAATAAGAACTTCTTCACGCACCTCAAGTCATCTGCAAAATCCGTATAACTACGATTGATCGTGATAGCAACACCATGCGCCGAACGCGTATTTGCACCTGTCCCTGATTGAAGATAAATATCTACCCAAAGATCTTGTGAGAGATCATAGACCATTCCTTCTGGAGAACTATGGGGACAGTGATTCAAACACCAAACTGAATTGGGTAAAATATCCCCTGCACTATAGCCTGATAACGGATGTCCATCAATCGTCCCAACATCCGCACAAAGTGTATGAAACCCTCCTATCTTACGAGAATTGCTCACTGTGTAATCACTTGGATACGTAGAGTTTTCTGACACTACAACTTGAGAAGACTGTTCTCCTTCAAACACCAAATAAACATAATAATTCTTGCCTGCCGAAAGATAAGGAACGCTTATTCTTGTATCTGCCGTATAACTTGCAACCAAAGTATTATTGTCTAATGCCAAAGTAATATGTGTTCCTTTTTTCAACGTTAATTCACTTTTTCCCGTCGCAACAAGAAACGGCGTAGAAATTGAAAGAACCGTTAAATTGGACTGTTTCAGTAAATTGTTTACCTCTTCCCCTAGCACTTTTGCCTGTGAGGCTACTGTATGGGCTGTTGTTGCCGTTTCTAGGGAACTCTTGATACCTCCAAGCTCTTGCTTCGTCGTATCGGCTGTTTTTTTGGCTTCTTCTGCTGTCCTTTTCGCACTATTGGCAACTTCCTTGGCTTTTTCGGCTTCGCTCTTGGCTTGATAGGCTTGTGAAGCTGCCGACTCAGCTTTTTCCTTGGCTTCTTCTGAGTATGTCCGTGCTAAACTTACGGGAGCTTTAAAATTATCAACCACTTGATTGATATCTATAACTCTACTCGTTGCTCCAGACGCTTCATTCTTAGCTGCTTCTGCCATAGACCGCGCTTGCTCTGCATCATGTTTCGCATAACCAGCTGTATCTTTTGCTTCTTTTGCTGTTTTTTGGCTTTCATCCACTACCGTTGCTAACGATTCTGCCTTCTTCTGTACCCCCTCTGCAACCTTCTTTGCCTCTTCCGCTGTGCTCTTGGCTTCTTGTGCTAATTGCTTTACCGATACATCTTGAGAAGCTATCACCTGCCTATCCGCTTGTACAGCTTGTTCTGCTGCCGCTTTCGCTTCATTGGCTACTCTCGTCGCCTCACTCACATCTTGTTGCGCCTGCTCTGCTTTCGCTGTTGCTGTTTCCGCCGCGCTTTTTGCTTCATCTGCTATACTCTTTGCTGCATTGGCCGTGGTTACCGGCGCATTGCGAAGAAAAACACAATAAAATCAATATGTTGAATGTATTTATTTTATATGAATCCACTTAAGAATCCACACTTTTATGCACGATTCAATTGAACATTTTTTATAAACAATAGCCATCTATAAACAGAGCATAAAAAGCAAATCATGATGCCAATATTATAACGCATGGGAGCATTCAAATGAAATGCTAAGCAGTTATCATTCATAACATCTCATAAATTTTATAAGAGGTTTTTATCATAATAAATCGCATTGTTAAAACGCAATTGAATATGAGAGCTTGTTTAAATGCAAAGATTTGAAATGTTTTCTTTTGAAAGGGATTAATCCAAATTTGGATTGGCTAATTTTAGTCACCTCAAATATGAGGGCATTGTTATTGATAGTTTGAAATCATCACAGAGCTAATATGTTTTTTCATTCAAATGTGATGATCTAAAAGAGCGCTTTCAGAAGCATTCATTTATATTATTTTGGATAAGTTTTTATAAAGAGAATAGAGAGCTTGTAATATGATACGTTCTGTATATATGCATTTGCTATTAGCTTCTTTTTTACTAAATCATGTTAATATCTCCATTTAAAAGCCGCGTCATATAAATTGGCACGGCTTTCTTTTTTGTACTTTTTTCTTTTGAGATGGTATTAAACATAAAGAGCACCCCCGCGTTTGTTGTTTATTCTTCTGTCTCAATTTTCTCAATAAGCTCCATAAGAATATCACTTTTGTAAACTTCCTTATTTTGGGGAACCACCTTTACCTTACTTTGTCTATTGAGAAGTGCCCTCCCATGGACACGACCCCAGACCTTAACAGTGTAAGAAACCTGAGCTTTTTCATAAACAGAGCCATAAATTTCAGCACAGCCACTCACTTTTGCATAGCCATAAACCTTGCCATAGATTTTTGCACGGTTGTTAATAACAGCATGACCATAAACATGCGCATAATTAAAAAGACGGGCAGAACCTGAAACCCTCGCATTGCCATAGAGCCTTGCATAATCAAAAACACAACTATTATGAGAAAGATGCGCATTGCCATAAACATGGGCTTCAATTGAAACGCGACTATTGCCATAGACACGAGCCTTGCCATAAACATACCCAGATACAGAGGCATTGTTATAAACAAATGCATTGTCATATATTTGTGCATATTGAGAAATGAACGCCTGATCACAAATTTGTGCATTACCATAGACTTGACCACACACTTGAGACTGATGACGTATTTTTGCATTGTCAAAAACACGAGCATGTCCATAAACCCATGCATCATCATAAACCCAACAATTGCCATCATGAGAGAGGTTGATTTCCTTTTCAATAAAGCCCCCTAGGTCACCAGCCTTGACATCATCAAAATCTCTTAAAGCACGAATGCGATAAAGCTTGGTAATTTTTTGTGTCATTTTATCTTTCAATTGTTTCATTTCATTTGTTAATTGGTATTTTTTAGACATAACAAACGCCTCACAATTTCGATTGTGTTAAAATTTGAACGGAAAATTTGAGAGAGAGGGGCGCCCCCGCAGCACCCTAGATGTTTAAAAGGGCTTTATTACGCAGCCAGAAAATTCTTAATTCATTATGGGAAAATTTTTCAATATAAGCTCTTGTTTCAATATCATCACGTGTCTTTTCTAAAATCATAACCATGCCGTGAAGATTGGCATATTCACAAACATGGAGATGATTTATCACACGGGCATGATCATAAATTCTTGCATTGCCATAGACATGAGCATGATCAAAAATGATAGCCTTGCCAAAAACGCATGCCTTTCCATAAACAAAACCAGCGATAACAGAGTTATTAAAAACCTTGGCATCTTGAGAAATATGAGCAGGGTTTAAAACCAGAGCATTATCATAAACCCAGCAGTTGCCATCATGAGAGAGGTTATTTTCATTTTCGATAAAACCACCCAATTGACCCGCCTTGACATCAGAAAAGTTTCTTAAAGCTTTAATGCGATAAAGGGTACGATTAGCAAAGAGACGTATTTCATTAGTGAGTGCAAATTTTTTTTGCATAGCACCATTCCTTTATAAGAAGATTCACGTTTAAAATGAAAGAGTTTGGAAAGCAGGCGCCCCCGCCACGCCCGCGCCGTTATTTACGTTGCTTTATTTTCACTAATCTTTACAACGTTATCGCCTTCATAAATTTCACAATCCCTAGGAATTCCATATGCATAGGAAGGGTTTTGTTTGGTATATAAATAACCATCTCTTTTTAATCTTGCATTGCCATGCACCAAACCTCTAATAATGTGATAACCAATCACTTTTGCATTGCCATAAACAGAACCATAAACCTCAGTATGCCCTCCCACGCTAGCATTTCCATAAACAGAGCCATAAATTTTTGCTGCTCCATTAACAACGGCATTATCATAAACTTTTGCCTTTACTTTAATACGAGCAGAACCTGAGATTTTTGCATTACCATAAACCCGCGCCTGATGATAAACCCATGCTTTATTGGAAATATGAGCATTGTCATAAACATGGGCATGAGGATAAACGCGGGTTTTGTCACAGACATGCGCATTACCATAAACATGACCACACACCTGAGCATTATGACGTATTTTTGCATTCTCATAAACACGGGCTTGTCCATAAACCCATGCATCATCATAAACCCAGCAATTGCCATCATGAGAGAGATTGCTTTCCTTTTCAATAAAGCCACCTAATTGCCCCGCCTTGATATCACCAAAGTCTCTTAATGCTTTAATACGATAAAGTGTGTAATCACCCAATACACGGGTTTCATTTGTAAGTTCATATTTTTTGGATACAATTTTAGATGCAGTTATAGTGGTCATAGGGAGCTCCTAATCTAAATATCTAGAAAATTTTAGTGAAATGTTCTTTTAAAAGAGGGCGCCCCCCACGCCCGCGGTGTTATTTACGCAACGTCTTTTATGGTTTGATCACAAATTTTGATATGACCATTCAATTTTTTTGTATCTATATATGAATTACCAAAAACACTCACTTTATCGCAAATGTATGTACCACCTGTAATTTTTGCATTGTCATAAATACAAACATCACCACAAACCACAGCAAAAAACCAAATTTGTGCATTGCCAAAAATCTTTGCATTCCCATAAGCTTGTGCATAGCCAGTTAGCAAAGCATTGTCATAAATTTTTGCATTGCCTTTTATAACAGCCCTGTCAGAGACTTCAGAATTATTCAAAACACAGGCATGATTGTAAACAAAAGTTTTTCCAAAAACCCTAGCGTTATCAGCAATTTTTGCATTGTCATAAATTTTTGCACAATCAAAAACCTTTGCATTACCACAAACCGTTGCATTATCGAAAACGCTAGCATAATTGAAAATTTGCGCATTATCAGACACGAAGCCCTTGTCAGCAACCCACGCATCATCATAAACCCAGCAGTTACCATCATGAGAGAGATTATTTTCATTCTCAATAAAGCCACCCAATTGACCAGCTTTTACATCAGAAAAGTCTCTTAATGCTTTAATGCGATAAAGGGTACGATTACCAACGACATGCGTTTCATTTGTGATTTCATATTTTTTAGATACAGTTGTAGTGGACATAGGTTTTATTCCCAATCTAAATAATGATTAAATTTAAATGAAAGTTAGAGAGGGGCGCCCCCGCCGCGCCCACAGTGTTATTTACGCAGCTTGATTGGCATCTTCAGAATTGCAATCATATTCGTAATCATCATCATAACCATAATCATCATAATATTCGTGACGATAGTAATCATCTTCACTACCAAATTCGGGATATGCCTCGTCCCAAATATGATCATCAGAAGTTAAAGAGGCGGCACTATGTACATAAGAATTGCCTGAGATAAGAGCCCCACAAACCACGGCATCATCACAAACTTGAGAATGATCACAAATATGAGCAGCGCCGCTTATTTTTGCATTGCCCCCGACATGGGCATCATCACAAATCACAGCATCATCAGAAATATGAGCATAATTCGTTACAGAGGCGTTATCATAAATTTTTGCATTGCCTTCAATAACCACGGCGTTGCTAACATGCGCATTGCCATAAACCTCACAATAATCATTTATTGTACGACCTTCGAAAATCGCATTTCCATAAATTTTTGCATTGCCATATACATCAACAAAATAACCCTTTACTTTTGCATTCCCAAAGACACGAGCATTTTGGAAAACACGAGCATGATCATAAACCCAGCAATCCCCTTTATGAGATAGGTTGCTTTGCTTTTCGATATAGCCACCGAGATCACCTTTTTTTACATCACCAAAGTCTTTTAAAGCACGTATACGGTACAATAAATGACCATTGACGCATTGCATATCATATGTGAACTCATATTTTTTGGATGATGTTTTCTTATTAACAGTAGCAACCATGCTAGTGTCTCCTTGATGTTTAATGTTTTCAATTGATACCCTTATAAAAATAAGAGCGCCGGGTGTTTGAAAACACGGCATCAAGTCCGTTGCTTACACTTTTCCCTAGAAGGGTATTGTATGGTGTAGCACACCCGACAGAATCTTAATATACTAACAACAGCATAAAAGACAGTCAGTTTTTATAAATGGGAAAGATCGTTTCGTAATCTATCCGCTTGATGTTTAGTGTTTTCAATCACTTGATTATTTATATACCAAAATACGTATTTATTGTCAATTATATTTTATTGTTTTTTGTATTTTTTTATGATTATTTTTTATCATATTGTGTATAAATATGCATCATATGCCTATCAATATTTTCTGTTTTATTGCGTCTATTTGACTCTATATTACGCAATGGCGTTATTTTCTCTTTTAAACTTCATAATAACTAAAAACGCTCTCATAATGCCTATTTTAAACTTTATAAAGCATGATTATTTTTATTGAATGCCTTGTGAATATTTTTTGTGAATTTTGTTATCATTTATGAGACGGTTTGTAATTTAAACAGCTTTAATAGAGATCGCATCTTCATAACCAACGCTTTTGATTCATTCTTTAGAGCCACCGCATCATTTTTATAAAAAAGATAATACGGTTTTTATCTTTTATAAGCTAGATCTAAATATACCTATTGAATTCTTATATCCTTATCAAAATACCTTTTTATGGGCTTTTGTCTCTTTTGTTAGTTTTGTCTGTTGATTTACCCCCCCTTCCATTTAAAAAAATTGAGATAAAAATAAAAACATTATATTTCAATATGTTAGTGTTTTTTAAAATTTTAAAACATCAGGTATAAAAGTCATGTGAGTAATATAGACAATTAATGACACGCATTTTGTCTGTTTTTGTCAGTAAATTTAACAGACAATTCTTATGATTTTACTGAGTGTTTAAACCCATGTTTTATGAGAGGGCATATGGCTCTTTAAAGCCTTTCAAAAGAGAGTGTGTAATTATGAAAGGTGCTATCAAGATTATTATCGTTATTAGTTTTAAGGATTTTGGAGGTTTTGGGGGTTTTGGAGGTGCCTGTCTCATTTTTCTTTTAATTTTTTTCAATAAAAAATAAAAATCATTATATTTCAATATGTTAATTTTTACCAATTTTTCAAAAAACAACCTATTTCCATAATACAACCTATAAATACAACCAATAACATATGTTTTGTAGGGGTTTTGGGGGTATAGGGGGTGTTTTTTTGCTTTTTTTAAAATGAAGGAATTAAAAGCGTAAAGTGATATCAACATTCACTGTTTTCTTTAAAGAGAGCGTTTGAAAGATATGATGGCATCATCTTAAATTGCGAGTTAATCTTTTAAAGGCATTACATGGTAAATCATTCCTTTTAAGAGTGTACATAATCATCTTTAACAAGAGAGTATAGATATAAACTCTATACCCCTTGTAAGATGTGCATACCCATCATGTGAAATGTGAGCATGCTTTCTTAAGTCTATTCAGTTTCTCTTAATTCCAAATTTGGTAGGTTCTTAACAATCTTCATTGTTTCTAAACTTACCGTAATAACCCTTTGAAACAATTCCAATGGATAAGCAGGGTTGCCAATGGTTTCAACCGCATAGCAATTGGCATCATTAACAATGCCACTCTTTTTATCGGTCTTTACACATTGACGCCCCATAACCCATTCAAGAGCGGGCTTGCCATTTACGATATACTCATAAGCTTCAAGAGGGATATCTGTTATTGTGATATTATTGTTATAAAAAACAGTGGTTTTATCTTTTTCCTTACTATTCCCAGCAAATTTCATTTCTGTAACATAATAGAATTTCTCAGGATTAGATATATCTGTAAGTTTAGGGTCACCTTTTTTGAAGGTCACAGGATAAGATTCTACGCTTTCATAATTGATGTGCAAATTGCCTAATTCACGCCCTGCTGTAACAAACATCCAAAAATCTTCAGCACTCTTTACGCAAGGGATGCGAGGGAGTTCTTTAGAGAGATTATCAGCATAACGAGCACGATAATCTTTTGAATGCAAGATCCCGTAAACATAATAGAAAATATCATCTTTAGTTATGGTTTCATTCGGATAAGCAGCTTTAAAATGTGCTAATCCTTCATCAGTGATGGCATCACGGCGTTGTAAACCAGCAGCTTTGGTTTCTTCTGTAGAATTTGTAAATAAATGGGATTGTTTTTCATTTTTACTTTTTGAAGGCGCAACATCTTCATAGAAATACCTTGGAAAACATTGGCTTTTCTCTATTGAATCAAGATTAGGCAAAGCATTACTCATCAAGACAGAAAAGCCAGCCATTGCTCCTGTCCCTGTAACTTGTATTACTCTATTCTCAATTGTTTGTTCTATCGGGAAGATACGAGGCATTTGGTAAACCATTTCATTAAAGGTACGATTATAATAGAGCCACTGTTGTGTAAAAGGACGATACAAGCTTTGAATAAGGCATGTATCTTCAAATTCAAAAACTTTTCCTTTTACCAATTCTTGTTTAAGTGCACGACTCCAACTTATCTTCTTCTCATCCGAATTTATGAAGTTGTTTACAGCATTTACGCATGTTCTACGGTCAGAGTGTAGATAGGCATCATTAAAACGTTCTACTTCACTATTATAGAAAGCAATCATATTCTTCATGTTTTTTGCTAAAGATTCACGGCTTGAGTTATATGCCCAAGCATCGCGATTGGTTGAAATACCACATGAAAAAGTCTCAAAGAGCTTTTTATCGTGTCCTTTTTTATTACCTATGGCTAGGAATGTTTTAAAACTTTCATCACGTTGATTAATCCAATCACCATGTTTGTCTGGTGTAATGATTTTCCAACCGCGATTACTCCGTGTAATGCCATCAATACTACCAAAGTCCTTAATTGACTTAAGCTTTTCTTCTCTTGTGAGATAATCTTCAAAATCATGAAAATATATTTTACCACGCTGTTTGGATTCTGGATTTTTTACAAGAATAGAGATAGCAATAGGGGCTCGTGATCCGGAACCAAAAATCTTTCCACCTTCTTTTCGAGAAAGCTCTCCAGAGGTTCGTTGATTACCCCGTAAATGGAAAATATAAAGGCTGCTAAATTCTTCAACTAAACACTTGCGTAAGCCATCCATAGATTTAGTATCTACAAAACCCGCATTTGTGACAAAACCAATAATACCACGGTCTTTTATACGGTCACTTGCCCAACGGATGGCACGAATATAGCTATCATAAAGATTGCGCATGTTGATTGCTTTTGATTGGGCAGTATAAGTCTCACTGATACGTTTATCTAAGAGCGGATAAGAAATATTTTTTGCATTGTCGTTTTCACTTTTTTGTCCTACCGAATAAGGAGGGTTACCAAAGATAACTTCGATATTCAGCTTTTTCTGATGTTCTAAATACTCACTGTTTTCTTTAAATAATTCTTGCAGAAGGTTTTTCTCTTCAAGCATCTGAAACGTATCCGTTAATCCAATATGTTTGAAGGGGATATAATCTCCTTTCATAAGACCATGATAGGTTGATTCAATGTTAATCGCTGCTATGTAATAAGCGAGCAAGACAATCTCATTGGCATGGATGTCATAACGGAACTTATACTCCATATCTTCCGGTTTTATGAGATTAGAGTGTAAAAGCCGTGTGATAAAGGTACCTGTTCCCGTAAAGGGGTCAAGAATAGAAACACCACGTGATCCTAAACTCTTGCCAAATTCTTTGCGTAAAATATCATCAACGGAATGAATAATAAAATCCACAACCTCAACAGGGGTATAAACAATGCCAAGCCTATCTGTTGTCTTTTTAAATGCCTTGGTAAAAAAACTTTCATAAAGCTTGATAATAAGGTTCTGTTTTGCATGGGGTTCGGTAATCCCTGCTGTACAGAACGTGATACTTTTGTAAAATTTATCAAGATCTTTCAACTCTTCTTCGATATTCGTTTTATCGAGTTCAATGAGTATTTTGTCCATTGCTTGTGAAATGGTATTGTTTTGGACAAATTCATTGCCATCAAACAAAGCTTCAAACACAGGGCGCGTCACAAGATGTTGAGCAAGCATCTCAACAGCTTCATCTTGTTTGATATCACTGTTTATGTTGCTCTTTAATTCGAGATAAAAGCTCTTAAAGGCATGATAGGCTTCACTTGTTTCATCAGAGAGCATGTTTTGAAGACGAACGATATGGTTTTGAGCAATCTCAGCAACATTGTTCGCCCAAATGCCCCAATAATCCGTGATTTTAAAACTATCCAGAAAAATGGCTTTGACAAAATCAAAAAAATTAGAATGGCGGAATAAGTCTTGTTGCTCTTTATACCACGTTTGAGATTTGCTTTCTGCTGTTCCTATGGTACGTCCAGAACTTTCTGCTTTTGCCTGTATCGAGATCTCATCAACAGTTGTGGTGAGCTCTTGTAATTCATTGGCACGCTTAATCTCTATAATCTCAATCGTATGACTGCTATCTTGTCCTAAAGACATTTGATTAATCGTCCTAGCAAACCTTTCATCATGGGAATGTAAAGCATGCAAAACTTGCCAAACAACACGATATCTCTTATTGTTTCGTAAAGCTTTTTTAGCTTCTAAGTGTGAGGGAATGATAATCGGTAAAATGATATAGCCTGTTTTCTTATTTGGAGCACGACGCATCACACGCCCCACCGCCTGTATCACATCCACTTGGCTATTGCGCGGGTGTAAAAACATGATCGCATCAAGAGCAGGAACATCAATTCCTTCTGAAAGACACCGAACATTGCTTAAAATCCGACAAACATTTTTACCAGTGTCTTCTTTAAGCCAATCCAGTTCTTCATTGCGTTTTTTGACACTTTGCTTTCCGTCAATATGTCTTACTTCACAGTTCAGAAAGGGAACTGTTTGAAGGAAATCATTGATATGAGATTTGATAATTTTATTGAAGAGCTTTGTAATATATTGAGAGGTATTGATATCTTTGCAAAAAGCCAAAGCACTATGCATGGGTTCTGTATCATTCTCATCAACAGTAGCTTCCTTATCTATTTTGGTCAGGGCTCTATAACAGCCAATAATTTTTGCAGCATCATCTAAATCAATTTCACGGTTTTCATTGGCAATAATATCCTGTATGGCTGGTGTAATATAGGTTTCATCAATGCCTAAGACCACAATTTTGTAAGGGGTTAAAAGTTCATTATCGACAGCTTCCGAAAAGGTATAATGATGCAGTTGTTTGCCATAAAGCGTTTCATCATCCATAGAAGCTAGAACGGCATTAATCTCATCCGCACGCCTTTTGGCAGTGTCACTAAAAATGCGCGGCGTTGCCGTCATGTACAGACGTTTTTTGCCCCGAATAATGCTGTTATCGTGAACCTTGATAAATTCGGATTCATTGTCGTCACTTCCTAATGATGTCCCAGTGGTTCTATGAGCTTCATCACAGATGATCAGATCAAACTCTGGTAAATCATGATCTTTTTGTGCATCCGAAATCACTTGGATGGAATGATAAGTCGAAAACACCACAGTCATTGCATCTGCTAGGTTCTCACAAGCTTCTTTGGCAAGTGCTTGTGCATCCGTTGTTGCTGGTAGCACAAGATCTGATGTTTCCATACCAACAATATCATCTTGGCTTTTACGACGCTTGCCTACTTTCGTATCCGAACAAACAGCAAAGGAGCGTAATGGGATTTGTGCATCCGCTGTCCATTCACGTATTGTTTGTGATACCAAGGCAAGAGAAGGCACCAAAAACAAAACACGCTTGCCTTTTCCGGCTAGTTGTTCTGCTATCTTAAGACTGGTAAAGGTTTTGCCCGTTCCACACGCCATGATCAGCTTGCCACGGTCTGCTTCTTGTAAACCCTCACAGACTTTCTTGATTGCTTCTTCTTGATGGGGGCGTGGTTCTTTTGTCGATTTAAGAACGACTTCTTTTTTTGTTGCAAAGATTTGCCAGTCTATACGACTGTTTTCCATATGACGAAGGTCAATGCGATAAACGGGTATCGCTTGTCCTTTAATCATGGCATTCACATTGTCACTTAAGTCTACTTCCGTGCTATCAACCAGAAGACGATATTTAAAGATGTCTTTTCCAGATGCGGCGATAAAGCTATCAATATCCTTTTTACTGATCTGATGGTCTGCTTCATAAAACTTACATTGAATGGCAACATACCCATCTTGATTACGAAGTTTCGCAACCAAATCAATGCCGATATCATTTTTATTCCAACCCTCACGCTCTTTAGCCCATTCATAATAGGTTTGAACCTTTTCATATCGTCCATAATGAAGAGGGTCATACATAAGATATTTCGTCACAAAACTTTCAAAGATTTTTCCTTTTAGTGCATTTGATTTTGCCTGTTGACGATAAGACTGTAAAAGAGCGCGTAAAGAAGATTGTTTGTTATCAGACTTGAGGGATTGAAGCATTATAGAGAAACTCCATAGTCTTATGACATTAATCAATTGACTTCGAAAGAATCGAAATGGAGTTTATTAAATACATTTAGAACAAATATCGAGTCTGAAATGGGCGAAAACCGCCCAAAAAGCTACAAAATGCGTCAAAAAAATTTAACAAGATGCAATCAAGATGCAGTTTATAAACAGCCTATAAAAAGTAAACTACTGAAATTTGCTATTCATTTTATGGGAAATTGAAATAACTCCAATATGTGCTTTTAAGAGATCAAATATGCAATTTTGAAGAGTTTTATGATACATTTCACTTGACGGTATGAAGGGGGGTATAAAACTTCAAAACCTCCTCAAAACATATATCATTAATTGTATTTACAGGTTGTATTATGGAAATAGGTTGTTTTTTAAGGGTTTTAAAAATCTTAACATATTGAAAAGTAATATTTTTATTTTTTAATGTTTTTTTCTTTAAACACAAAGTTTCAAAACTCAAAACCTATGGCAATAACTGTATTTCTGTTTTTAAAAGTGAGAGTGTTCAGAAAACAAAACCCTCAAAGATAACTTATGAACCATTGTTCTTGGTACTCTAAGATTTTGAGGGTTTGAAAGATCAAAGAAAGAAAATTCTTATCGTTTCATTGTCTTGTATTCTTGTTTTTTATCAAAGGATGCCATTCATAGCGTATGGTAGGACGCCCACCTGTTGGGTTTTTCGTTCCAGAGATTTCACGAATGTGGTTTGAACGGCATAACAACTCCAAAGCTTTTTGAATAATGCTATGCTCTGTTAAATCTGTCCAATGACGTTGGTGAATATCACGTAAGGTAAAAATATCAGGTAAGCAGTCACAACGCTTTACAATCAATTTTGCACACCCTTGCACAGATGCATTGCCGGCAGCATAAAGTCTTTTTACATGACTCAACAAATAGTTTTCCCAACGCAATGCTGTTTTGAGAGAAGGGAGAGTGATTTCAAAACGTCCTCCTTCGACAAGTTCAAAAATCAAAGCAAGGGTTGGTATGGTTTTGGGCATTTTTAAAAGATATGCTTGTAAGGGTTCAGAGAGATCATTCCTTCTGATTTCTCTATGAAGCTTTTCCCACCATTCACGAAAGAGTTCTTGTGCATCGGGAGAAAAACGCATCACAATCGGGTGTTCCGATGATCCCAAAGGTTTATCCCGAAAAGAGCGAAAAACCTCTTCATAGTCTTTATAGGCATCTTTTAAGGGAGGTCTATCTTTCCATTTCCACTCTTGGTTTTCATCGGGCCACACAATCATTTGAAACCGTTGCAAGAAACCATCATCTCCTTTTCCATATAAAGCATGACGGATAAAATGGAGAATACGCGTAGGTTGGATTGTTCCGATTATAGAGAGCGTTGCATTGGAAATGTAGATTGTTCCACGCCCAATACGGTCATAGAAAAAATAACCATCCCCATTAAAAGCTTCTAAATAAAAAGCACGGTCTGTTTGATATTCCTTACGTTCCATATTTGTTAAAAAGCCAGAGAGTTCATCGCGTATCATCAATAATCCACGGGGATTTTCATTGAGTAATTCCCCAAGCTTTTCTACCGTCGTATCATTGACAATAAAACGAGAGATGCAATCATCTTGTTGATTGTCTTTAGAAAGGGTTTCCGACAAAAGAGCACGGGCAGCTTCAGAATCTCCTTTTTTAAGAGCTTTAGAAGCTTGTTTTTTCTTTTCTTTCTGATTGAGCTCCTCAAGAATTTCTTCAATTTTTGCTCGTTTTTTTTGTTTTTTCCATTCTTGATACCATTCCTTTTGCAGGTGAGCGATAGGTGTTAAAGCCGCTTGCATGGCAGGTGTTTTCAGGGCAGAAGGATTACCAATAATGGCACCCCACAGATTAGGGACAATCTTCCAATCATTACTATGCTGTTTTGGAGCTATGCGAATTCCATTACCAATAAGAGCTGCTAACCCACACAAGGCAGAAACGGCAACGAAATCGACAGGGGATTGTTGACGGTCAGCAATATCATAAATATAATTTCCCAATGCTGTTGGAACTTGTGTAGCCTGAAAAGGCACAACCGGTAAAAGAGCGCTGCTAATTGGTTTTAATTCGCCCCAACCAATTTGTTGCAATGCCACTTCATAAGGAATGGCTTGTAAACAAGCATGGTTCTTTAAAGAGACATTGTCGTTATTGTGATCATTATCATTTAATGGAATATTTTCATTGTTATTTTGCACATCTTGTTTCATCTTTTTTACCTTTCATAATTTAATAAGAAATTATTGTAATCCGCTCCTTCGGGAGCTTGCATGATAAAGACTTTAAAGCCTTGGCTATAAGAACGGGCAGCAAGGGCAAAACCTGCTTTACGACCCGCATCATCGCCATCCATCGCTACAGTGAGATGGGCTTGGCATTGGGATAAATTCACATGCATCATGCCACTGGTTGAAAGGGACGCCCATAAAGTCACAGGCTCTGATAACAGACCAGACAGCAGAGAAAGACCTGTTTCAATTCCCTCACAAATGACCAGATGCTGGTGATTGGCTTGGCTTAAAGGCACAGCACCGCCCTTAACAGAGCCCAGCATGGCTTTTGCTGGTAACTGCTCTGTTTTGCAGCCATTGTCTTGTAAAAAGGTTCTATGGATTGCAAAGGAGCCACCACCCTCAACAAGAGCAACCAACGCGGGGATGGTTTTTCCAGAGGGATGGGGACATTTGCTATGAAAGCGTAAACTAGGGAGGCAAGTTACAAGTGATGCCCCGCTTGCGTAAATAAAGCTCTGCTAAGGTCTCTTTAATCGGTTGACTTTGCTTCCAAATCTTTTGTGCTCTCTCTACTTTCTGTTTTGCCTTGTTATCTTCACAACAAAACTGTTTTGAGAAAGAGAGATTGTAACAAGAAGTTTTGTGATCAAAACATGCCTGTTTTTTAATCAACCCGATATTTTTGAGAGCTTGTATGATCTCTTTAAAAGAGCAGCCAGCATAACAATGAAGTAAGAGACGCCCATCATTTCCATTAGAAATGGCTAAACTAGGCGACCTATCATCATGAGCAGGGCAATGGGCTAGTCCATAAGCCCCATACCAGACACCACGCAAGGCATTTGTAATGCCCCGAGCATTTATAGAATTATACATTTTTTTCATCCTATAACGTTGCGTCACAGGATGGATTTTGCTATATTCTTATTGGTTTATAAGAGAAAGCCTTGTCCATCCTTATGTGACAAGGTTTTTTTTATGCAGCGTCACTTTGACGTTGCGTTTTTGCTTTTTCAATCACATCCATCAAATCCGATTGTAACCAACGCGATAAAGAACCAAATTTTAAAGGCTTTGGTAAAGATCCATTGGTGACATGACGGCGGAATGTTGAAACGCTGATATGCAATAATTTTGCACTTTCGCGATCTGTAAGAAGAACATCATTTTCAGTCATAACTTATCCTTTCAATCTAAAAAAATGGAAACAAATCAATAACCATTTATTAACCATATTTTGTTGAAATTGGAAAGTAAGTTTATTCATAAAAAACAGTACTTTATGATGTATTTTCTCATTTGATAATTTATGAGTCTTATTGAAACGAAATGAGAGAACAAAGAGAGAAAGTTATCCACAGATAATGGAATAAAAATGGGGTACAAGACCCCATCTATTAAGATTGCCCCGTGACATAAGCCGCCCATTTATCCATATAAACACGACGCTGTTCTAGATAATCAGTACGACGGTAGGCACGTTCTACTTGTCCACCGACCACATGACTTAGAATGGTTTCGGCTACCTCATAGGGAGCATCGGTTGTTTCTGCTAGCCAATCGCGTAAACTAGAACGAAAACCATGCGGGCAGGCTTCAAGACCTGTTTTTTTCATGTATTGTGACATACAAGTTTCACCAAGGGGACCCCGACCGGTTGCAGAGAAAAAGAAATCATTACGCGACAACAAGCGCGCTTGTTTTAAAATTTCTAATGCTTCGGTTGATAAAGGCACGCGAAATTCTGTTGTAGCATCACGTTTTCCTTTCATATTCTCAGCAGGGATGGTCCATATATCACCTTCAATTTGATCTTTATGGATATGACGCAAAGGGCTCGTACGAACCCCCGTAAGAATAAGCAGACGCAAAGCCAATTGTGTCATGGTTGTTGTTTGGCAAAGTGTTTGATAAAAAGCCGGTATCTCTTTCCAATCCATAGCAGGCATGTTTTTAACTTTATGGCGTTGTTTTCCTAACAAGGCTTTTGCTTTTTCTGTTGCCTGTAAATCAACATCCAAACCCATTGCAGCAGCATGTTTGAAACAAATATTAAGGCGAATTAGTGCTCTCTCTGCTGTTTTAGCTTTTGTATGCCAGATGGGAGCAAGTGTATTGCGTATATCTGTTTGTGTAATCTCTGAAATAGGGAGACAGCCTAATTGGGGGAGAATATGAAGTTTTAAAGGTAAAAACCAATCTCCATCTTTACCATCATTTTTTAATTCAGCTTTACGCGTTTCAAAAGCATCTAAAGCAATATCTTTTAAATAATGCAGATTACGCATTGCCTCACGTTTTTGCTTCTCACGTTCTTTAATGGGGTCACGACCCTCGTGTAAAACAGAACGCCATTGGGTTGCCAATTCACGGGCTTTTTTTAAAGAGACATTTCTTAAGGCACCCAAGCCCATTTCACGACGCCGCCCATGAATGGTGTAACGATAAAGCCATTGAGCACCCCCATCTTTACGCTTATGAAGTAACAAGCCGGCACCATCATTATATTTGCCAGCCCCCAATGTTGCGACAGCCCTTGCATTAAGACGATTCATAAGAGGCATTTTTACTCCTTTCTAAACGGTTTTTTACCCACACGATAACCCCACTTATGACGTGCAAGTAAGTGACTTTAATTGATTGAACATAAGATGATTTGAGATGAGAAAATCTTACAATATTCGGGGGTTTAATTCAACATGCAAAACAGCAAATTATCATTATAAATCAATGTGTTGTACGTGGTTACCGCTGTTTCTGCTATAACTTTCACATCGCCAACGGCTTGCTTGGCATCATCGGCGGTTTGTTTCGCTTCAGTTGCCAAGGCTTTTGCCGTTGATGCCGTCTCTTGTGATGCATTTGCTGTAACTGTCGCCGTTTCTGATGCACCCTTTGCCTGCTCTGCTACTGCCTTTGCTTCATCTGCTGTTTGCTTTACAGTATCAATCAAGCTTGAAGCTGCCGTTGACGCACTCTTCGCATCATTTGCTGCACTGAGCGCTGCATCACCGGATTGCTTCGCTTCATCAGCTATATTCTTTGCCAAATCTGCCGTGCTCTTCACTTCTTCTACAGATTGTTTGGCTTCGACAGATTTCATCTTCGCTTCAGAAGCTAGCGTTTCTACTGTTAATGCCTTCTGTTCTGCCCCTTCTGCCGTCCTTTTTGCTGCTTCCGCTGTATTCTTGACATGATCAACCGATTGCTTAAGATCATTGGCTACAGAGAGCGCACTAGACGCTGTTTCCTTTGCCTCACCAGCTGTTCTAGACGCTGTCTCTGCTATGCTTTTTGCACCATTCGCTGTTGTGAGAGCTTCCGTACTGCTCGCTGTTGCTGTTTCGGATGAACTCTTAGCCTGATCTGCAACTTCTTTTGCCTCACCGGCTGTTGCTTTCGCTTCTTGCGCTAACGTCTGTGCTGTTTCTGCCTTCTGTTTGGCATCTTCGACCAATCCCTTAACAGACTCATCAAGTGCATGCACTGCTTGTCTCTCAACACTCACCGCCTGCTCTGCTACTGCTTTCATTTCATTGGCTACTCGCCTCGCTTCATCCGCAACCTGTTGCGCCTGATCCGCTTTAGAAACTGCTGCTTCTGCCTTTTGTTTGGCATCTTCAGATGTAACCTTTGCTGCATTAGCTGTAGAAATCGCTGTTTCTGAAGTTCCTTTACCCTTCTCTGCTACATCCTTTGCCTCTTCTGCCGTTGCCTTCGCTTCATTGGAACTTTCTACCGCTGTTGCAACAGAATTCTTCACATCTTGCACATCAGAGACTGCTTTATCTACTAAGCTCTTAACTGCTTCTGCCGTTGATTTTACCTCATCCGCTGTCCCCTTAGCATCTGTCGCCATCTGCTTTGCTTCATTGGCACCTCTCTCTGCTCCTTCAGACGCTTGTTTGGCTTCCCTTGCAATAGAGACTGCTCCTGAAACTTCTGCCTTGGCTGTTTCTATTCCTTGCTTCGCTTCGTCTGATGCGCTTTTAGCTGCTTGTGCTAACGCCTCTGCATTCTCTGATTGGCTCTTCGCTTCTCCTGATAACTGCTTTGCTTCTTCTGCTGTGGTCTTCGCTGCTGTTGCCTCTGTCTCTGCTCTGGAAGCTGCTTCATTCGCACTCTGAGAGTTGTTAACCGCTGTCTCTGCACTGCTTTTTGCATCACGTCCTGCTGCCAATGCCTGCTCTGCTGTTGCCTTTGCCTCGTTAGCTGTTGTAACAACCGCATTCACTGTTTGAACGGCTTGCCCTGCCGTGACCGCAGATGCATCAACCAACTCCTTCGCCTCATCCGCAACTCTTTTCGCTGTATCTGCTGTTTGCTTGGCTGTCGTAGCTAATGCCGTTGCACGTTCCGAGGCTTGCTGTGCATGGACACCCTGCTCTGCCGTTGCAAAGGCTTCATAGGCATAAAGAGATGCCGTCCCTAACAACTTAGGAACAACAACCGTATCCATAGAGGTCCCCTCTATGATCTCTTCTTTCGTTGCTGCTGGTACTTGATACTCATGCGTATGATAGGGTATCGCCATGGTCTTGCTCCCTCAATTTCAACTGATCTTTAAAATCCACACTCTTTCAGTTCTTCTAACTCTGTGCTTAAAACTTGTATGCGCTCCTCTAGAGAGCGGATCCTATTTTCAAATTCTCTCTTCAAATCCGCCTTGAGTAATTCTAAAATTCCATTAAGCGGGGCATGCACAAAACGCTCGCCAGAATACAAAACAACCCGTACTTGAGACGGGTCGCTTATTTCTGATATCGCAAAGGGCTTCGATAACATTTCATAACCTCACGTCTTAATTCCAAACACTACTGACACATTGCGTGGACGCGTTTCTGCCCCACCATAACTATCCGTCATGAGAATATGATCATGCTCCCCTAGATCTTCTCCAAAGCCTTGGGAAATAAGATAAGGAACAAATCTTTGATCATGTGCGATAAAAAAAGGATGAGAGGTGTGGGGTGTTTTTCTTCTAGTAGGAGTTGATGGAGGTGTTTGTGTTGCTTCGTCAAAGCCCCTATTACATCTCTCTAAGGCATCCCCTGTTAAGCCAACACATTCCTCATCATAAACAGAAGAAGACCCTCCCCAACAATCAGGATCCTCATACCCCCACAAATTGGGAGCAAAACAGCCTTTCATTTTATTTCTACGCCGTAAATTTTCTGCCTTACGCGCTTGTTTCTCTTCCTCACTCTCTAATGAGAGGATACACTCCTCAACATCATCCCATTTGGAATGCTTCCGTAAACACTCACTCGTTGGATCCACACTTCGACGTTGTCTATGTGAAATTTCAACAGATGAAAGATCACGCCTACGTCTCGAAGAATTTCCGGTTGAAGCCGTAATCCCAAGGTTATGTTCATGATCCCTCAAGCTACATTGTTGCGTGCTTGCAAAACTTCGCTCTCTATCCACATTCCCTAAATAATCATAGCCCCGTAAAAACATCCCTCTCAGATCAGGAACCTGAAACGTTGTTGCCCCATCTCCTTCCCCCCATAAAGTTCCTATCGTTGCAAACAGATCACGGTAACTGTCCCGTGAATACGCACGCCCATCACACAACAACCACCCATCCGGTAATATCTCCATGGCAAAGCTGCCTATAAAACCCGTAGGCAAACGCCTAAAGGGAACGGTTTTGATCGTTGGATTGAGCAACTGCCAACCTGAAACCGCTTCATCATACACGAGCGTATAAATACAGTTGGGTTGGATTTCCGATCCTGTAAGGGGGACAAGACCTGTTTGCGTCGCCTTGTAAACGGGTTTACCTTCTAATAAATTAACCGAAACCGTGGTTGCTCCAATGTTCCAGCCATTTGATCTAAAGCGTACAACTCTATCATTCTTGTACTCTCTAAATTCTGTTTTGCTTGTTAAGCGAATGGTTGTCTGTTCATGCTCCAAATGAACAACAACACTCTCAATCGCTCCTCCACTCTCTGATAAATACTCCCGATAACGCTGCATCATGCCACGTGCACTGTTATTTACTGTATGGGGCGCTTGACCCTCTGACCAATTAATAACGCTATCGGCGCCCGCATTCTCAGACGCCGTCAAAGACCAATCATAAATCGTCGACATGTTCCCCTCAGGTCTTTATCGCAAAAACAACAGAGACATTGATCGGGCGCGTTTCATTTTCACCATCTCTTAATTCCGTCAAACGATGTCCTTGAGATTGCTCAGAAGGCAATGCCAAGATATCATAGCTCCGAATGTCCTCTTCTCTTATCCCTGAACTGCCACTAACGTTCGTTTTTTGCGCGTCATTAAGCGAATGCCCCCATAAGATCGTTGCATTACCATGCCAAAAATTCTCTTGGGTTTCATCCATATGAGAAACGGAAATCATATGTCCTCCGTGCTTATGCGACTGTATAAAATCCTCTTGCACACTTGCAAAGTGACGCCCAGTATCAATATTGCGACCATCATCAAGCCCCCGTAAAAACATCCCTCGCAAATCCGGTACATTAAATGTTCGATAGCCATCACCGCTCCCCCAAACCGTTCCTATCGCCGCAAACAAATCACTATAAAGGCTTCGGGAATAAGCACTCCCATCGCAAACCAACCAACCATAAGGCAATGCCTGCATCGCAAACGTCCCTATAAAGCCTGAGGGATAAGGATTATTTGCCAAACCTAATTGTGACTGTGTAGGTGTTGGATTGAGAAGCTGCCATCCTGAAAGAACCTCATCATAAGCAAGCGTATAAATACAGCCATTTTGTATCTCTCCCCCCTCTAACAAAACCGCGCCGCCACCATCTTTTGCTTTGTAAACTTGCTTCTGAGGCAAGCTGTTGAAAGCAACCGTGGTTGCACCAACATTCTTACCCTTCGCTTTAAAGCGCACCACTATATCATTCTTGTATTCTGTAAATTGTGATTTGGTTTGAAGCGTAATAACCGTTGTTTGTTGGTTGTGATCAATATGAAACGTGCTTTCTATCGAACCGCCCCTATCCGATAGACACTCCCGTATGCGCTGCATCATTCCACGCGCACTGTTATTGATCGTACTTGGCAATTGCCCCTCTGACCAATTAACCAAATTATCGGCATGCGTGTTTTCAGACGCTCTAAGCGACCAATCATAAATCGTCGACATGTTCGTGAATCCTAAATCCTATAAAAGGGTCCGTAAAAGGCTCTCATAAATTGTGACAGAAGAGGATTGTCTTCTTCACTCTGGTCTTCTTCTGAGGCTTCTTGCTGTTGTGAAGAAAGCAAAGCTCTTAAAAAGGCAAGCACGTTATCCCTGTTACCCTGTGGAGGTACACTCCCTCTACCAACAGGGTTTGCACGATAAGGCTGCTTTCCTCCGTACATTTGCAAGACATGATTAACAAAATCACCAGCCCGCATACCAGCATTGCCCCCATTCAAACCTACGGCATTGCTGCCAACAATTTGTGCTGCATGGGCTTGCGGGTTTTGAAGAAGACGCGCTGCTCCCCCTGCTCCTTGCTGATGGGCTAAATATAATTCTGCTTCGCTAGGTGCTCTTCCCAAAACACGGCTTAAATGATTGCGATTATCCCGTGTGAGCCGCCCCATCGCATCCGCTGCTTGTATAGGATCAAACCTATCCTGCAAGCCATATTGCTTGGCTGTGCTGTCTATAAACTGATACAGTCCACCAGCAGAGGAACGCGGGTTTCTTGCATTCGGATTACCACCACTTTCAATCTGTGCAACACGGTACAAATAACTTTCAGGCAAGCCATAGCGTGATGCCGCTTCACGTATCGCTTGTTCTATCGAAAGACTATAACGGGTCATTAGTTATATACCCTCTTCTGACTTGGTGTACTCAGCATATTAAATTGTCCCGCAAATGCTTTTCCTCCCCCTCCAAATAAAGCAGCAGAAACTTGTTTCACCCACTCTTTAGTCACATATCCTTTATGTTGTGCCTGCACCATTCTTTGAAGGATATTGACGATTTCATCATTGGAAAAATTTGTTCCCCCTGTTAACAACTTGACGACGTCCTTTTCTATGCGTTGACGCTCTTTCAAAGCTGCTGTTTTAAAGGGAATGTACGACGCTTTCAGAGTAGCTTTTCCTGCTTGCATAGCTGCATCTGCTACACTTGTAGGCGGGGTTACATTATGCGAAAAACCTATCTCTTTATCCGCTACACGATTTGGTATTCTGTTATAAAGATCAGCATAATTCGCTTCTCTATCGACAGCTTTCTTAACAGCAGCAGCTTTATCGGACCCAAAAGTCTTTGCAAATCTCTCATAAAGATCATCTGTATCAAAAATTTGCTTCGCATTCGAAACGTGATCTGTTGTTTGCGTCATACTTTCGAGAAGTTCTGCTCTTGCTCCTTTTTTTAAGTATTCTTGTTCGCCTTCTGATAATCCACCCAAAATTTTACTGAATTTATCTTTATTAATCTTCTTGCTAACAATTTTTTCCCCCTCAGACATAGCATCTACATGTGAACTGTATCGATGATAGATCGCCCGTCCCTTCGTATATTCAGACGATACATCATCCATAATCTCTAATAATTTTTTCTGGATACCGTATAAGGTACGAATGTTGCTTTTTTTCCCTTGGTTTCGTTCTAACTGTATCATGTCATCGATTTTCTCCTTAGTATTATGGAGAACCGCCATGTTCGGTTTATCTTTGAGAAGACTAAACTTTTGAGAAGAAAACGGAACAATTTTGTTCCCATCATTTTTGAATTTCGTTAACGCTTGATAATAAGCTCTTTTGAAATAGGGGCGCTCCATCAATTCATTAAGAGCACCATAATATTTTTCCCCTATCGGTGTCTTTTTTGCTATTTCATAAAGGGATTCTGATGCTGCTTTCTTGCTTGCAATAAGATCATCTTTTAAACTTACAACATCTTGACGAGGAACAAAATGTTCATCAGCAGCCTGATGAATACGTTCTCCTCCTCCCTTCGCTCTCGCGCCAGCTCTTTGGATTAAATCAAGAGAAGCATCCGGATTTTTTCTTGAAATTTCAAAAACAAGATCCTGTAAGATAGGGCTGTGATCTACAACATAATCATCAGGGCTTGCTGCCTTATGAAAAGACTTCCCAAGTGCTTCAGCAGTATCATTGCTTAAATGCTTAGTAATTTCTCTTAATGTTTCTTTTGGAACACCATTTACATGAGAGGGTGAAACAGCTCTTGCTGCCAATCCCCCAATTGAACCAAGCCCAGAACCAACAACACTTCCAACCGCTGCCCCTCCCACTCCAAAACCTGCACCAAGTGCTGTATTTATAAGCGTATTTCCTGCCCCTTCACCTTCACCTGCCCCATGTAACGCACCAGATAACGCTCCTACTTTAAGCAAATGCGGAAATGTTGTTTTGTTCGTAATACCTAAAAATGGGCTTGCTTTCTCACCTACATATTTCCCTACTCTGCCCACCGATGTTGGAACGGCTCTCGAGAATAGTTGACCTAATTTTGAAGTAGCATGAGGCGCTACTCGCCCCGCTAGTGATGCTCCCGCCCCTGCTCCTAAAGTTGCAAGTGAAGGCAAAGCAGACCCTAATATATTTCCACCCAAAGACGTCCAATAATGCGTATCGCTCATCCTACGTTGATAATCACGCCGTTTCTTGACTTCTTTGTCATACTTATCTTCATATTTCTTATCACCAGATAACCAATATTTTTTCATCCCATTGACAAAAGCAATCGGTGCCAACTCATTGAGAAAAGCAAACGGTGTCAACCCATCATCAGGATCGCGTCCTAACGCTGTAATTGCTTCAACTTCGTCATCTAAATTAAAACTGAGACCATGCTTTAAAGAATTCCAAAAAGCTTCACTTTGCGTGATTTCTGGAGGCTGTGGTGTATCTTCATAAGAAGGATTGGCGTATTCTGAAACAGAACCAAGGTAGGTAAAATTTGGACCAAGTTCTGATAGGCGCTCTCGATTAGCCGCATATTCTGAAACAGAGCCAAGATGGGTAAAGTTTGGACCAAGTTCTGATATTTTTTTAACTTGATTGCTCGTAGCACCTAATGCACGACCAACTACAAGAGAATTATTATTGTTAATCATCGATCCCTCTTGTAAACTTGACCATTGTAAATAACCGTACTCCCAATAGGCATTCTATTAGCTTCCTCTCTGCTATTTACAGTCGGTAGGTTTGCAACATTCACTTGTGACACCGCCTGACTGGTAGAATTTTCGCTATTTCCTGCCATAACGGCATTTCTCATATTATCTTCTGTATCCTCAATCTTACCTAATACAATACCTTGTACTTCAGGGTTCAGTCTTGATAAAACATCTTTTATTGTTGACAACCGCCGTTTAAGCTCTCGTGTAGACATACGTAAATTTAATTTCCCGAGAGACTCTTTTAACATTTCAATGTCTTTATCGCTAACATTTCCAAGTCCTAGCGCCCCTCTTTGCGATAGCATTTTCATTTGATCTATACGATCAAGCCCTATACGAGATTGTATTGATTCCAAAACCTGTCGTGCATCCGATTGTTCGGACGTTGAGAACGCATAGCTAGCAGCTAAAGCTATATTACCTGTTGCCTTATCCTTAAATTGCTCAAGGTATCCCTGCAAATAATCAATATCGTCTAGCAAAACCTTTGCATATACGTTTTTATGTTGACGTAAAGCAGCTTCTCGTTCTTTGTCCATATATGCTTTCCCACCAGGGTGATTAACCACTCTCCATCCCGTTGGAGAAGTTGAATCCGGTACTAACGAACTCCCATCATTGTAATGTTTTATGCTATCTGTACCGCCTGTGAACAATGCACTAAGCATTTGAGGATTACGCGCCATGATAGTAGCTTCTTCATCACTGTAACCTTTGGATTTCAGATACTCGACTGTTTGGTTAACTTGGTTTCTCTGTTCTCTTGCCATATCACCACGACGAAGATTCATAGCTGCATTAGCCAAATCTTGTGCCATTGTTCCATCAGACATGGCATAACCAAGGGCATAGTCTGATAATCTTTCTAACAATTCAGGACTACGCAATTGATCCCAAAAACTCTTTGAAGAAGTAGTATCTTGTCGTGGTTGTACTTGCGGTACAGATTGGGTTGGCTCTGATTGTGCTATTGGAATAGGGGATTCTGCTAGCGGGTTCTGTTGTGGTTGCAATGACGTCAAATCCGAAAGTGCATTAGGTAAAGGTTCTATATCCTTAGCCAAACCTAAGGGATGAGGTTGTGAACCAACTGTGCCAACCGGTACTGAAGGTACTAGATAAGGCAACATATTCGCCTGCTGTTGTGCTTTCTTTTGCGCCATACTTTGATTGTGCATCTGCATTACACGAGACGCATAAGGGCTCATTGCATACATAGAATTAATAAGCCTTGATAAAATGTTATCGCTATTATTTATCATCACTGCCTCTCTTACTTTTTCATTCACAAATAAGGTGTAGCAAATCGAGCAGCACCAGCTAAAAGTCCTATAATGTTTTTCCGAGGGTCGTTACCTTGCATCATAGAAGCTGTATTGCTGTTTGTTGTCGTGCCGTAGTTTCTTGCAAAGCCATGCCCTGCATTCATCAACATGTTCAACCTATTCCAACCGCTATTGTCTTGCTCCATCCACCGCTCGCGATTAGCATCAACAAGTCTTTGATTATACGCATCAAGCACCCCTCCCCCCTGTATGGCATTGAAATAGGCATTGCCATAACCCTGTAAGAAGTTATTTGATGCTCCCAACTGATTTTGATTGGCTTGGTCTATCAGTGAATTCGCCTGCATCATGCGGTCCGCATCACGATTATACTGATCTGCTGTAGCTCTTGTGGACAAAGCACCAAGTTCATTTGCCAATACATCTTGATGTGCACCGGACCCATAACGACCTGCGCCTGCAAAAGAGCTATTAATCGTATCTCTTACACGGTCTAAGCTATTTTGAAGGGCGGCATTAAAAGAGGGATTCTGTCCAATCATACCACCTGAAGCCATATGTCTAAGATTCATGGCTGACGACGTTGGATTGTAGATTGTATTCATCAAAGAGCGATTTTGATAATGATGAGGGATACTGCCAAGACCACTAATTCCATAGCGCGTTTGAGCACTCAAAGGTGCAACGCGTGGTCCCATATAAACATTACCACCAGCACCTGAATTATAAAGATTGTACGCATCTGCACCGCCCCGTTTAAAAACATTCTCCATCCAAGCAGGAGGGGCGCTTGTCTGTACCTGCTTTTGTTCTGTTGTTGCTGGTGTCTTGCTCCCCATTTCACAATTCCTTTCTGTAATAAAGCATGTCTATCCCGTAACCTTGCTTGTTTAATGCCCGTCGCCATCCTAAACGACCCAAGATCTCCATTTCACAAGCACCATTCTCACGCGCCCAATCCTCTGCAAACTTCAGATTGTCGATAAGCTCTAACCCGCCATGACCGCAACAATCACAAATGAGAGCACGCTTCTTCCCTAAAACCGTTGTTTGGATTTGCGTCGTGACTGCCAATAAAAAACGATCATCATCATCAAGCACCAGCCATAACTGCTTCTTGCCAGTGCAAATCTCTTCGATAAGCTGTTGCAAAGTAAGCTCGTGCTTGAAACGCTCCACATACGCACGAAAAGCCGCAAAAATCTCCTCAAAATAAGGGGCTATGCGCTCCTTATCCCAACTAGTCGTAAGAAACACTTTTGCCATTAACGTCTGCCTAAAGGTCGTAAATCCACGTTAAAGCCCGTGATATGGTTCCAGTGCACACCCTTTGGAATACGTAATTTAAAACGGTGATAACGATTGCGTGAACGCCCATGATAAGCGCCCGTGACAAAAGAACAGATCCTCTCCTTGTGCCATGTAATAGGCGTCTGATTATTGCGAACTCCACGCTCCCCTATACTCAAGAGCCCTTCTAGAGTATCAACCTCTGCAAACATTTTGGTGAAAAAACTAAAGCTCCCATCTGGTGATCCCATCTCTTGCGATATAACAACCGCCTCCATTGGAGCGCCTGTAAACACAACAAGCCTGTTTTGACCATCAAAACCACCAAGAACCGGTGCTCCACTTTGCCATATTGAACTGTCAAGAGAAGCGGGTAAGCTTTCAAGGCTTGTTGAAACCTCATCCAATTGCTCTAAAGTGTAGCCTGTCGTAAAAACAGGAAACAAACTTAAAAGCTCTCCTTGGATTGTTGACCATTTCTGCAAGCCCCAATCATAAACAAAGGTGGTTTGCTGGTTATTTCCACTCTTCAAAGACCAGTAAACACGATTATGAACAGGGTCTACAACTCCCTGCATCCCATCAAGAGCAAGCTTATCAAAAGTCGTGAACACAGTTCGATCGACCTTTTCAAAACCTATTGGTAAAAGCTGTCCATCAGGAACAACCTGATAAAAGCCACCATCTCCAGCAAAAAAAGCATTATTGCCACAACAAGCAATAGCTTGTGCACTCCTTGCTCCACGCTTGTCTTGTATCTTTTGAAACGTAAATACAATCTTAGAACCCGGAACAAAGGCTCCAGCATAAACAGCAGAACGTAAGAAAACAAAGGGATTGGCGGATTCCGTAGACCCTTGAACATATTCTCCATCCGGAAAATCCTGAAAATCGCAATCCTTCTGCTTAACTGTCCAATGAGTTGCATCATCCAAACCAGACCAATGGATGCGATTAGGATGATCGGTCAATTGCATCAAACAAACAAAAGGTCCCCAAACCTTCACCAAGCCTGCTTTCGGCGGATTGCCTCCTAAATCTTCAAATCGTTCAGAACTATGGGTATTAAAAACTTGTGGTTTATCATTTTTATTTACAGCAATAATTCTCTCACCAAAAATAGCAAAGGACCATTTGTTTTCTTCATGTGCATTATACGTGACACCAGTTTGACTGATGTCTTTCCAACCGCGCGTTTGATTATCGTAAGCATAGAGCTTTTTAGCTCCTCCTACGATGATCTTAACCACGTCACCTGATCTAAAAGCTATCGAACCTAATGGCTTCTCTTCCAAAGGAGCAGAAATAACCGTTGCACTTGGCATGGGTATGTAAGAACCGTCTGCCGGTAAAACATTCACAAGCGTATCGGTAAAACTGCTGTTAACAACCGCAACATCCGGTCTGTAATCGGCTATGGGGAAATAAACCATGTTAGAAATCCGTTGGAACAATTCTTGTTACGTTATGACGTTTGGATGTCTCTGCACGCAATTCCCGCAAATGTTCCTCAAAGTCACTGTAAGCAGCGGCTGCACAATCGGGTTCTTTCAAGATATTCTTGTACAATTCATATTTTGCCCGTGCTTTGATGAGATCAAAACCATGTACAAACCATGGGTGTTCCTGATGAACATCCGTAAGCTCTTCCAAACGCATGGGTGAAAGGATGAGTTGTACCTGATAGGCTCTATCTGGTATTGGATAGAGATACAGTTTCCTATCAAAATAACTGTAACAAACCGGCGTTCCTTGCTGTCCTGAGAGCAACGAAGGCTCTAAGGAAAGATGGTTTCTCCGCTCCAATTCAGACTTATTATACCCTGAGTTAAGGAAAACATTCTGAATTTTGACAGCCGTTTCAATATGGCGGGTATCAGATGCATCATAGCCCCCCTTGCCCGCCTGTGTGGTGAAGATGACATCACGGCTCTCATTAAAGTAAAATGTTTCTCGTTCACAAAACCGAATGGCTGCAAAAATACTTTCTTGTATTTGAGGAACATACTCATCCGCGATATCATCAATCTCATCCTGAAGGACCGATATCAATCTTGCAAATGTTCCTCTGTGACGAAAGACATCTTGCCGATCCTGTATCGGTCCACCAGTTCTTATCGTGATATAATGGCGCGACATCATGAAACCTTTCCGTAGAAATTTACTCTTGACGTACCATCATCTGTGCACTATAGTACTCAGATGGTAGTTATTCATAAAACTATAGAATTTGATACTTGGCTTAAGAAACTCAAAGATAAAAGCGCTAAAGCTATTATTCTTCAACGTGTTGTACGATTGAAACAAGGTCTTTTAGGTGATGTTAAATTTTTTCATGGCATAGGTGAATTACGTATTCACTATGGTGCTGGTTACAGAGTTTATTTTACCCAAAAAGGCTCTGAGTTTATCCTTTTGTTATGCGGTGGAGATAAATCAACGCAGAAAAAAGATATTGAACAAGCGTTAAAGTTAAAAGAGGAGTACAGTGATGAAAACTACACCATTTAAACCAGAGGAATATCTTGAAACCACTGAGGAACAACAAATATTTCTCAATGAAGCCTTCAAAACTGGTGATGCTGCACATATAGCGGATGCCCTTGGTATCGTTGCTAGAGCCCAAAATATGAGTACTTTAGCAAAAGAAACCAATCGCGAACGTAGTGGTTTATATCGCTCCTTAAGTAAAACAGGTGACCCTAAACTTTCTACTTTAGTTGCTGTGCTCTCTGCCCTTAATTTGCAATTAAGCGTAGAATCTACTTCATGAATCCGTGAGGAGAGTTCATACATCTCTCCCCTCAACCTCAGTGATTAGTCACGAATTCAACGACTATACTTGCTTGACCAGCTTGTACTGTCTTGTTGGCTTTGGCATAGAGAGTAAGTTCTTTATCATAAGGAACAAATTCCTTCTGATTGGTAGGCTTAACTTCTTTGACTGCCTGTTGTTTGATTTCCGCTTCACCAAACTCATTGCCACCAGCAGTGCTGCCTATTTTGACCTTTGTGTCCGAAAACGCTGTCTTGACATACACTTTAATCGAAGTGATCAAAGCACCTCGAGGTAGCGTACCTATTTTCAAAGCGTTTTCTTTATCTTCATAGCTAAAATTAAGACGTAAAAAGCTTACCTGCTGGGTATGAAGATTTCTCCCTTGCAAGGGTTCTGGTAAATAATCTGCCATGTCCTATCCCCTCAATGATTTGTCACGAATTGTACGACCACAACACATTCACCAGCAGCTGTTGTTTTGTCTCGCGTTGCATAAAGGGTCATCTCCTTATCATCTGCAACAAAAGACTTTTGATCTGTTGGCGTAAAATCTTGCGTGCCTTGGGTTTTGATGTCCTTTTCCCCGAACTCATTGCCTCCATAGGTACTCCCTATCTTCAACTTTGCCTCAGAAAACGCTGTCTTAACAAACGCTTTAATCGAAGTGATCAAAGCACCACGTGGTAATATCCCAATTTTCTCCGTGAGATGATTATCTTTATGCAAAATATTCAACCGTAAAAAACTTACCTGTTGGGTGTGAAGATTTCTGCCTTGTAATGGAGGTGGTAATTGATCTGCCATGTCTTTTTTCCCTCCTATAATTACGCTGCTACTTCACCACTGTAAGTGGGGATAACAATCGTTCCAAAATCTTGTGCTGTTTGTGCACTATTTGGCATTTGGAAACGTGTTTTCTTCATGCCTATCAAGGTCTTGGCTGCAACACCAAATTCACGTTCATAATCAAAATATTCTTCTTTAAGTGTGTAATGTGTTGCACTGTGATTTTTGCCAAAACCTATAATCGCACTCTGAGCTCCTAAGAAAACCGCACGACGAACACTCTTTACCGCTGTATTATTTGTCGAATTAACACCATGGGTGACATGAATCGCTTCACGTAAAATAACGCCATTATACATGCCTAGAGAACCATCAAAGATTGGGTTCTTCGCACGGGAGGTTGCATAAACGGATTTTTGAATATCTAACCACTCACCAACTGCTGTATTGGTTCGCAATTGCATGACTTGTGTTGGATGCAAATACAAAACATAAACATCATCACCATTGACATGGACTGGAGAAATTTGCGGATTGGCAAGTTTTGCTTGTTTAACCGCTTCATCAATCAATTTAAGACTAAAGCTATGTTTGGCTTTATCATTGAGGTCTTCATCCTTGGTTTTACCATCGGGACGGATAATACGTTCACTGCTTGGTGCCATGATTTCATTAAAGCCGTAATGAACCGGTTTAATATACACTTCTCGACCATCAACATTGATAGTACGGGCTGTATAACCACATACCTGAAGAAAAAACATGATGCTTAAACGATTTGCATACCAACGAACTAAACCTTCTTTGGCTTTTTTCCGTAAATTGGGGAGAATTCTCTGTTGATCAATCGAGTCATCATTCGCTACACGCGCTGCATGTAAAAGCTCGTTAATAACCAACCTATCATTCATAAATTGAAGGGCTTCTTCATTGCCCTCTAAAGTTTCACCTTGAGTGACACCATCCCCAAACAGATTCACCAACAAACTAAACGTAACGCTATCCCCTGCACTTTTATGGGTTTCGTTATAAAGCTGGATGATACTGTTCGAACTTTTGCCAATGAGTGGAGCAATTTTCGTTGCTTTCAAAACTTCATTGCTTAATTTTTGTGACCAAAGTTTCACCGCTTGCGGATCATGAGTCCCTATATGTGTTGTTGCCATTTATTTCACCTTTCTTTGCTGTAAAAAAAACCGGCTTAAAAGCCGGAGGAAAACCCGCATCAAAGGCGGATTATGCTGTAAAACTTGTTGCTTAATCGGGGTCTGCACCCATAATTTCATAAAAACGGGCTTCATTTTTCGGATTGGATATCCACGCATCAAATTCCTTCTCTGACATATCGGAAAGAGTTTGTTTGGTCATTGGTCCAACACTGCCCCCTCCTCCTGATGCCGTTAAAGTTTTCGCTGAATTCTGCCGGCTTTGAAGCGCTGCAACCTGATTATTCGCTTGTACTGCTTTGCTCTGATAGCCAAGGTTTTGTGCTATCGTATAAATCGCTTCTGCCGGATTAATTCCTTTTTCCGCGCAGGTAGCAACAACCGCCCGTAATTGTTGACCGATAACTGCATCTATCGTGCCTTTTTGCGAATATTCTGGATAAAGACTTGACCAAGCACTCAACTCCTTAGCACGAACCTCATAAAGATAATCCGCCGCTGCATCAAAATCACTGTACTTCTTTTTAACCGCTGTAACAGAATTTTCTAAAAACTCATTTAAATGCGTATCATATTGTTGCTGTTCAAAAGCCTGCCTTTGCACTTCCTGTTGCGATTTAATAAATGCATCTTGCTCTTGAAGCTTCTTTCCCATCCAAGCCATATAGCCAACGATGTCTTGACTCATATCAGGAGGCATATTTTCACCGTCAACAGAAGTTTCCTGAGATTTCGGATCATAAAACTTCATAAGAGCTTCACGTGATTTATGGACTCGTTCTTTTGCACGCTGCTCTTCTACCGTAGATATGTCCGAAGCTTCATGAACAGGCTGTGAGACCGGCTCTTGAGAACTTATATCATCACTGGTAACGGTTTCACTGTCACTGCCGCCATCAAAATACCCATCATCATCAAATACCTGCTGTTCTGCTGTGTACTCTTCATTCATACCTTCCATTTCTTCACTCATTTGTGCATTCATTCTTTCACCTTTCTAAATGCTTCGTGCTCTATATGTATCTGCTCGTGAACGCATAATCTGATTGTGCATTTGTTCATTCAGAATGCGTTGACGCTCTAAGACAAGGCATTGATTTGTAATGATAATTTACTGTTTTGCATATTGAATTAGACCCCCGAATATTGTAAGATTCTCTCATCTCAAATCATCTTATGTTCAATCAATTAAAGTCACTTACTTGCACATCACAAGCGGGGTTATCGTGTGGGTAAAAAACCGTTTAGAAAGGAGCAAAAATGCCTCTTATGAATCGTCTTAATGCAAGGGCTGTCGCAACATTGGGGGCTGGCAAATATAATGATGGTGCCGGCTTGTTACTTCATAAGCGTAAAGATGGGGGTGCTCAATGGCTTTATCGCTATACCATCCACGGGCGGCGTCGTGAAATGGGCTTGGGTGCCTTAAGAAATGTCTCTTTAAAAAAAGCCCGTGAATTGGCAACCCAATGGCGTTCTGTTTTGCATGAGGGTCGTGACCCCATTAAAGAACGTGACAAACAAAAGCGTGAGGCAATGCGTAATCTTCATTATTTAAAAGATATTGCCGTGGATGCTTTTGAAAGTCGTAAAGCAGAATTAAAAGGAGATGGTAAAAATAGTGAGTGGTTTTTACCTTTAAAACTTTATATTCTCCCTAAATTAGGTTGTATGCCGGTTTCAGAGATTACACAAACCGATATACGCAATACACTTGCTCCTATCTGGCATGCAAAAGCTGCAACAGCTTATAGAGCTCTTAATCGTCTTAATATATGTCTCAAATATGCTGCTGCCTTGGGTTTAGATGTTGATTTACAAGCAACAGAAAAAGCACGCGCACTCTTGGGAAAACAACGCCATAAAGTTAAAAATATGCCTGCTATGGATTGGAAAGAGATACCGGCTTTTTATCAAACACTCTGCAAAACACCAACTATGACACAATTGGCTTTGCGTCTGCTTATTCTGACAGGTGTTCGTACAAATCCTTTGCGTCATATCCATAAAGATCAAGTTGATGGTGATATATGGACCATCCCTGCTGAGAATATGAAAGGAAGGCGTGATGCTACAACAGAGTTTCGCGTGCCTTTATCATCAGAGGCATTAGAAATTTTGAAACAAGCGCGCCTGCTTTCTCGTAATGATTTCTTTTTTTCTCTTAAAAGTCATGGTCCCTTTGCTGAGAGGAGCATGTCAATCTACATGCAAAAAACTGGACTTAATGCCTGCCCGCATGGATTTCGGTCTAGTTTAAGGGATTGGCTAGCAGAAACAACCGATGCTCCCTATGAGGTAGCAGAAACCATTCTAGGTCATGTGGTCGGTGGACAAGTAGAACGTGCCTACCGTCGTACTGACTATTTAGAACAGCGCCGTGTTTATATGGATAAATGGGCGGCTTATGTCACGGGGCAATCTTAATAGATGGGGTCTTGTACCCCATTTTTATTCCATTATCTGTGGATAACTTTCTCTCTTTGTTCTCTCATTTCGTTTCAATAAGACTCATAAATTATCAAATGAGAAAATACATCATAAAGTACTGTTTTTTATGAATAAACTTACTTTCCAAGTTCAACAAAATATGGTTAATAAATACTTATGATTTGTTAATATTTTTTTAGATTGAAAGGATAAGTTATGACTGAAAATGATGTTCTTCTTACAGATCGCGAAAGTGCAAAATTATTGCATATAAGCGTTTCAACATTCCGTCGGCATGTCACCAATGGATCTTTACCAAAGCCTTTAAAATTTGGTTCTTTATCGCGTTGGTTACAATCGGATCTGATGGATGTGATTGAAAAAGCCAAAACGCAACGTCAACATCTCAGTGATGTGGCATAAAAAAACCTTGTCACATAAGGATGGACAAGGCTTTCTCTTATAAACCGATAAGAATATAGCAAAATCCATCCTGTGACGCAATGTTATGGATGGTGGATTAAGGAAACAATTCCGCCATTCCAAACAAAGGCAAGGATGGCGGATTGTCGGTCATCACAAGTAAGACTTAAGACTTGCATTCAGGTGCATTTTTATATTTTTTACAAAAAGGGCTATTTAAGCGCTTCTTGACACTTCGTTGCGGAATGATAGCCCCTGGACGACAAATGGGAAGATTTTTCTCTTTAAAAGTATAACACCAGTCACCTCTTCCTTTATAGCGAAATCCTGCTTGAACCATGCATGCATCAATTGTTGCTTTTGCATTAATGCTCTGTTGTTGGTTTTCTGGAAAAATATCGTAAGGCGTTGGCATGCCACATTCTAGCAATGCTTTTCCTATCTCAGTAAAGTCTGCACCAGGCTTCTCCCACATACTCAGAGCCCCTGGAGAAGGCTTATCGATATTACATCCAGCGATAGTTAACAGAATGAGACCACTTAATAATTTCAAAATTTTCTTCATTTTTTCCTCCCTGAATATTTTGAATAAATTGGCGTACGATTAGGCAAACCATAGAACTTTGTACAAGCATCACTCGGATGACCATAACAAGCATGGACACTGGGGTAGCCCTTAAATATTTGCCCTGCTTCTTTCCAGGGACCACTTCCAGGGGGTATTTGTTCAAAGGTATAAGGATTTTTGCCAATCTTTACACCAACAAAGTCATATTTATGATTTTCCAAATTAACATAATCCTGCTTGCCATCACTTAAGATATATAACGTATCTGCCATGTCTTGAGTATTAAAAGCTGGTCCAAAAAAATTAATCGTTGTTTCCTTTGCTATACCGTGAACACCCTGCTTTGCTAAATTATACGATCCATTACCCGCTGTCATACTGCCGCGGCTATGGGCATCAACATGCAATCCTTTATTGCCAAAGCTATACAACAGATTCTGGTACTTCTTTGCCGAATTGGTCAGACCACCCAAATTACCTTCTAAAAAATACTGATACCCTGCAATAACCCCTTCTACCAAGAGCGAATCGCTATGGGGAAACATCAGAAAATAGTGTGGATCATTCTTGTTATCAACCAACTGAACCGCATTATGGGCTGCTTCATCGGGTGTTGTAAGAATACCATTGAGGAAAACATGAACCTTGCCATCAGAACCTTTTTGTAAATTCTGCTGTTCCTCAGGCGTTAAATAATGATATTGTGGCTGTGGGTTTCCATGGCTGTCTTTTATATATTTCCCATTTTCATCTTTTGCATAGATCACATTGCCATTTTCATCGTGCTCAACGGTAGCCAGATAATGCTCTTTGATAAACATGTTTACAAAGCCCTGACCAGCGATTTCAAATCCTTCATCCGATAAATCATTGATCATGTCTAAGCGATTATGCACGGCTCCCTCAAGCAGTGCTACATCCAGCGGTGCTACAGCCTGGTGGGCTGCTGCGGTGTTGCGGTTGAGGGCATCAATGATTTGTCCAGCATCTTGCCCCATCGCCCTCTGTCCAGTTGTATCAGTAAGGATGATAGTCCCATCACTGATAGCAGATTTGGTTTCCCCTTCCGCTGCATCCTTGGCTTTTCCATGACTTAAAGCATTTTTAGCCACGTTTTTTATGACGCCATATTTCCCCTGTTGCAAAACACCGCCACCAGAAACATTAACCCCATGGCTACTGGCTTTAGCATGGGCACTGTTGGTGATGTCACTGGTACTGATGCTTCCTGTGGTCAGGCTGTTTTTGTCTGGCGACGCGGTGCTCGCAATCAGCCCCCCAGTCAGTGTTGTTTTATCTTTAACGTTGATCTTAAAACCGCCATCACCCGCTTTGATGCCTGATTGCTCCACAACACTGTGATAATCACTAGAGGATTGATCCTTTTGTAAGGAGAAGCTTGTTGAGCCTGCATCAAAACTTTTGCTCTCACCAAACCCAACAGAAGCAGATTTCTGCTTGTTAGAGGTTTGACCCGTATCACTGCGGCTGGTAATGGTCAAATCTCCCCCAACATTCATCTCTACATGGTCTCCAGAAACCTCTGCCCCCGCAAGTGTGGTGTTTCCTCCACTGTTGGTGTGAACAGTGCCTGTGCCAATAAGATGGCTGTTTTTGTGTTGAACTTCCTCACTGGAGCCTTCCCCTTGACTAAAGGAAGCATTGCCTGTTCCCCCAGCACCACCGGTACCATAGCTATACCCAACATTTACCGAGGCGCTTTCATTGTGGTTTTGTGTGCTTTGCGTGTTTTGTGCACTTTCAAAGGTAATATCTTTTCCTGCTTCCAAGGTGATATTTCCACTCTGCTCATCATTGTTTAATGCGTAGACTGGATTGGTACCGGCGATAATGTCAGCTCCAACACCATGAATACTGCCTTTGTGGGCTTGCATGTTAACAGAACGCCCTGCTTCCATTGTTCCTGTTACCGCCGTGGAGGTTTGAGAAGAGGCTTCCGCTTTCTCTGTCTTAAAGCCCACAGTCACACTCGCAGAAGCATCAGCCATATTGGCAAGAGCATCCTTGGTAGAGCCAGCCAAATTTCCTGCTACATTGCCCTGAGCTCTTGCGGTGTTGCCCCTTTCTCCTGTGTTACCAGTCAGAAAATTGAAAAAACTTTTGCCTTTGGTAAAGAGATTATAGCCTTTTAGACCAGCAATAAGACCATTGGCAATATGGTGTTTGTCATCCTTATTTTTAGCTTGCTTTACTGCATCTTTAATGCCCTGTACGGTACCAAGAGCCCCAACATTGACAGAGCCTGTCACACCAGCAAAAGACTTTTCGTGCTTTTCTTTTGCGTTAGAGGTATCATAGCTTTCTGATAGTGTGATAGTATTGCCAGCATCAATGTTGACATCACGATTTGCCAAAACATTTGTCGCTTGTAAATTCACATCATGATCGGCACTAAACTGTACATCTTTGCCCGCTTTAAAATTAGATGGTGTATTGGTATTTTCCCATTGGTCCCCTGTGTCTTTCGCGCTGGCAATCCCGACACCGACAGAGGCACCACTTTTGCTCTTTTCAAACTGAAAGCCAAAACCTTCCCGCTCTTCTTGGCTGTTTGACTTATGGCTATTGTGACCAGGTGAAACATTGATATCATGGGCTGCCGAAACATGAATATTTTCTTGCGCAGTAAAATCAGAGCCCACCACATTCACATCTTTTTTGGTGGCCGTGATGGTGATATTTTTTCCATTGAGAGAAGAGCCTTGATGCTCAAAACTTTCTTCATTTTCTGTCTTTCCCTCACTCCCGTAGATCGATACAAAGTCCTTGCCTGATCCCACACCAAAACCTGTTTCATGGGTCTGTGAATGGCTGCTATGGTGGTCCGTCATGCCATCAATCGTCACATTTTCTCCCGTCACATGAATATCTTCATTTGCAAACATATGAGAAGCAGTGATTGTGGTCTCTTTGTCTGATTGTGTGATAATGTTGCCCGTTGCCCCCAGAACAGAGGAAACCGTTGTGGTGTGCGATTCAGATTTATCTGAAGATTCCTCGTGCAAAAGGCTACTTGACGAGGATTGCTGTTGCTGATCAAAATGTTCTTGGGCGCCTTTGATAACAATATTTCCACCAGAGTGAATGGTAATATCCGCTTGTTTCTGATCTTCTGGTGTTTTCTCTCCTGATGCTTCCTCTGCCTTACCGGCTATGAGCGTCGAGGCTACAACTTCCGTGTTGTTTCCTGAGTCAATGGCAACGCCTTTGCCCCCAGATATGAGTGAACCGGAAACTTGGGTAGCATCAATCTTGTTATGCTCAGATTTGCTGCTACTAAATGTTCCCCCGTCTTTATGGTACGACATCTCATAATGTAAGCTATCCTCTGCATTGGTGATCACAATATCATTGCTGGCTTTCAGCCCCACCTTGCCATCAGCCGCAACAGAACTACCTGTGATGGTAAGATCATGCTTCTTTCCATCCTGCCCTGCAACGACAGTGGTATCGCCTCCAGATTTTATTGTTGATCCCTAGGAAATCGAGGCTTGCATATCGACTTTGGTGTTGTTGGCGCGAAGATGATACTCCATTTCATCTTCTCTCACCCCTATCGCTATCTCCCCTTGTGCACCAAGAACAACATTGCCCTTGGCATCTATATCGGAAGCAGCCATATGAATATCTTTTCCAGAGAGAACCGTGGTCTCTTTTCCAGAACTTAAATGAGAGCCATTGTGTAAGGCAACATGAGAGGTTTGATCCCCGTGATGGCTATTGGCACTGTTGCGCGTGGCATCAATCGAAATATTCCTCTCAGCTTTTAAGTTCAAATCATCATGGGATTGAACATCAGAGCCTAAGATATTCAAATCTTTTCCAGAAAGAAGTGTCGTCGATCCTCCAGAGTTTAACGCAGATTTATGATGCATGGTGGCATCACCCTGTTCATCATGGTAATGGGTTTCTGCTGATCCTATCGTCAAATCACCTTGTTCTGTGGCCATGGCAAGATCACCCCCGGTGCTGATCCCCCCAACGGCTTTTGCCTCAAAATGCGCATCTCCTGTAATCGAACCTTCCGCTGCCGTGTTACGGAGTTGATCGACCACCAAATTCAACGTGCCACCCGCTTGAATAAGAAGGGCACTATTTTGACTCCCTTCATCATTCGTGCTTTTTGTCCAACTCTCTCTTTAAGAATGAGTAGGACGCTTTGATGATCGCTTTTGCAAAGATTTTTTCGTTTGTTGACGTTTTCTTTCATTTTCAAAATGCGCTATCATAGCCCGTTCTTTTCTGGTCGTATTGCTGACACCAAAAGTATCATTGTCCATAAATTTCTGATATCCAGCTATCATGAGATCGGTTAGGAACGAGTCACTTTTCGGAGGTTGTGTAAAATAAATCCCCTTTGAATCCTGCAATTTATATCGATAACCTGCTTTTTTCATGCACTCATAAACTGAGGCAAATTCACTTGCATAGGCATTCATATCACTAGAAGAAGCATAAACTGGTTTCCAGCCACATTTTAAAAGTGATTGTTCGATTACAGCCCGATCTGTTCCAGACTTTTCCCATAAAGCCAACGTTGATGGGGGAGGAGTTCCCAACTGACATCCAGCTGTACTTAACAGAGCCATGCAACTCAATAGTTTTAAAGTTTTCTTCATTTTTCCCCTCTTTCAATGGATTTATTTACGATAAAAAAGCTCAAAAGCCTGTTGATATTTTCTGTCTATACTGTGTTTAAGACAGGTTAGGACTAAATTGAGATGGTGAATTAAGGAAACAATTCCGCCAGTCCAAGCAAAGGCAAGGATGGCGGATTGTTGATTGTGATCAGCAGCAAGACTTAAGGTTGGCATTCAGGCTGCACAGGACTTCTTTTACAAAACGGGCTATTCAAGCGCTTTTTGACACTTCGTTTTGGGATGACAGCGCCTGGTCGACATATGGGGAGATTTTCGGCTTTAAAATTCTCACACCAAGTTCCCACCTCTTTTTTAAGTTTATCACGGAATCCTGCTTGGATCATGCAAGCATAAATTGTTGCACTATCATTATAGCTCAAGCGCCTATTTTCTCTATCAAGATATTCAGGACTCGGCATTCCGCATTCTAACAATGCCTTTCCTACTTCAGTAAAATCTGCACCTGGCTTCTCCCACCCATATACGTTACCTAGAGGAGGCTTGAAAAAATCCTCACATCCAGCAATAATTAACAAAACTATTACAGTTAATAATTTAAAGGCTTTTTTCATTTTTTCCTCCCTGTATAAGTTGAATGAACTTTTATACGATGAGAGGCTCCGTAAGCTTGTCGACACCTTTCATCTGCATGCCCATAACAAGCATGGGGACTGGGATAACTAAATATTATTTTCCCCCCCTCTTTCCAAGGACCATTACCAGCGGGTACTTTGTCAAAGGTATAAGGATTGTGACCAGCTAACCATCCGCCAACAAAGTCATATTTATGGTTTTCCAAGTTCACATAGGTTTGCTTGCCATTACTTAAGATATATAACGTATTTGCCATGTCTTGAGCGTTAAAAGCTGGACCAAAAAGATTAACACTTGTGTTTTCTGCTATATCGTGGACGCCACGTTTTTTAAAGTCACGCATTCCATTGCCTACTGTCAAGCTACCACGGCTATGCGCATCAACAATCGCTCCATCATTGCCATAGAGAGATAGAAAATTCTGGAACTTCTTTGTTGAATTGGTTAATCCAAAAAAAACTCTACCTTCTAGGAACTTCTGAAAAACCGCTACCCCTAACTCTACGAGCTTGTCTTCAGCTTGTGGAAAAACTGTAAAATAAAGGGGATCATGATCATTATCAGCAAACTGGACAGCATAGCGCGCAGCGTCATCTGGTGAGGTGCGAATTCCATTGTAGAACATATGCCGGTTGCCATCAGAGCCTTTTTGTAAATGCTTCTCTTCCTCTGGCGTTAAATAATGATACAGAGGTATTTTTCTTCCATAGCTATCTCTTATAGGGATCCCATTTTTATCTGTTGCATAGATGACATTGCCATTTTCATCATGCAAAACCTCACCCTCAAAATGCTCTTTGACATATGAGATTTTATAAATTTTACCAAGGTATCCAAATCCTTCATCTGATAAATCATTGATCATATTGAGGCGATTATGTATCACCCCCTCAAGTGATGTGGCATCCAGCGGCACTACTGCCTGATGGGCTGCTGCGGTGTTGCGGTTGAGGGCATCAATGATTTGTCCAGCATCTTGCCCCATCGCCCTCTGGTTGGTTGCACCTGTCAGGATGATGGTGCCATCACTGATGGCGGATTTGGTTTCCCCGTCCGCCGCATCCTTGGCTTTCCCATGACTTAAAGCATTTTTGGCAATGTTTTTTATCGTGTCGTTCCCAGAAACGCTAACCCCATGGCTGCTGGCTTGTGCACTCGCACTGTTGGTGATGTCACTGGTACTGATGCTTCCTGTGGTCAGGCTGTTTTTTTCTGGCGACGCGGTGCTCGCAATCAGTCCTCCGGTCAGGGTTGTTTTATCTTTAACGTTGATCTTAAAACCGCCATCACCCGCTTTGATGCCTGATTGCTCCACAACACTGTGATAATCACTAGAGGATTGATCCTTTTGTAAGGAGAAGCTTGTTGAGCCTGCATCAAAACTTTTGCTGCCACCAAAACCAACAGAAGCTGATTTCTGCTTGTTAGAGGTTTGACCCGTATCACTGCGGCTGGTAATGGTCAAATCACCCCCAACCTCCATTTCTACATGGTCTCCAGAAACCACGGCCCCTGCAAGTGTCGTGTTTCCTCCACTGTTGGTGTGAACAGTACCCGTGCCACTAATATGGGCGTTTTTCTGGTGAACTTCTTCACTGGAGCCTTCCCCTTGACTAAAGGAAGCATTGCCTGTTCCCCCAGCACCACCGGTACCATAGCTATACCCAACATTTACCGAGGCGCTTTCATTGTGGTTAAGGTTTACATTCATATTGTTCTGGATGCTTTTTACAATAAGGGCTCTTTAAACGTCTCTCAACACTTCGTTGAGGCATGACAGCACCAGGACGACAAATGGGAAGCTTTTCGGATTTATGATTTTCACACCAACCTTGTATTGGAAAGCTAGGGCGAAAACCTGATTGCGCCATACACATTTCAATACTAGCAAATTGATTCAAATCTAGCGCCACAACCTTATCAAAATCCGGTACTCCACATTCTAAAAGTATTTTCTTTCTCCATATTGCTGGAGAAAGTGAGGGAATTGAGTTAACACATCCAGCGATACTTAACAGAGCCATGCAACTCAATAGTTTTAAAGTTTTCTTCATTTTTCCCCTCTTTCAATGGATTTATTTACGATAAAAAAGCTCAAAAGCCTGTTGATATTTTCTATCTATACTGTGTTTAAGACAGGTAGGACTAAATTGAGATGGTGGATTAAGAAAACAATCCCGCCAGTCCAAGCGAAGGCAAGGATGGCGGATTGTTGATCATCACAAGCAAGACTTAAGGTTGGCATTCAGGTGCATTTTTATATTTTTTACAAAAAGGGCTATTTAAGCGCTTCTTGACACTTCGTTGCGGAATGATAGCCCCTGGACGACAAATGGGTAGGTTTTCCTCTTTAAATGTATAACACCATCCTCCAGCCCTCGACACCTCTTCATCTTTATAGCGGAATCCTGCTTGGATCATGCAAGCATAAATTGTTGCATCCTCATTAACACTAAGCTTTCTATTTTCTGGATCGACATCATAAGGTGTTGGCATTCCGCATTCCAACAAAGCTTTTCCTACTTCAGTAAAATCTGCCCCCGGTTTCTCCCACATATATAAGTAACCTGGAGAAGGCTTAAAAAAATTACACCCAGCTATAATAAACAGAACTATCGCACTGGATAATTTAAAGGCTTTTTTCATTTTTTCCTCCCTGTAGAAGTTGAATGAACTTTTATACGATGAGGTGAACCATAGCGCGATGTACATGATTTATCCGCATGCCCATAACAAGCATGGGGACTGGGATAACTAAATATTATTTTCCCCCCCTCTTTCCAAGGACCATTACCAGCGGGTACTTTGTCAAAGGTATAAGGATTGTGACCAGCTAACCATCCGCCAACAAAGTCATATTTATGGTTTTCCAAGTTCACATAGGTTTGCTTGCCATTACTTAAGATATATAACGTATTTGCCATGTCTTGAGCGTTAAAAGCTGGACCAAAAAGATTAACACTTGTGTTTTCTGCTATATCGTGGACGCCACGTTTTTTAAAGTCACGCATTCCATTGCCTACTGTCAAGCTACCACGGCTATGCGCATCAACAATCGCTCCATCATTGCCATAGAGAGATAGAAAATTCTGGAACTTCTTTGTTGAATTGGTTAATCCAAAAAAAACTCTACCTTCTAGGAACTTCTGAAAAACCGCTACCCCTAACTCTACGAGCTTGTCTTCAGCTTGTGGAAAAACTGTAAAATAAAGGGGATCATGATCATTATCAGCAAACTGGACAGCATAGCGCGCAGCGTCATCTGGTGAGGTGCGAATTCCATTGTAGAACATATGCCGGTTGCCATCAGAGCCTTTTTGTAAATGCTTCTCTTCCTCTGGCGTTAAATAATGATACAGAGGTATTTTTCTTCCATAGCTATCTCTTATAGGGATCCCATTTTTATCTGTTGCATAGATGACATTGCCATTTTCATCATGCAAAACCTCACCCTCAAAATGCTCTTTGACATATGAGATTTTATAAATTTTACCAAGGTATCCAAATCCTTCATCTGATAAATCATTGATCATATCGAGGCGATTATGCACTGCTCCCTCAAGCGATGTGGTATCCAGCGGCACTACCGCTTGGTGGGCTGCTGCGGTGTTGCGGTTGAGGGCATCAATGATTTGTCCAGCATCTTGCCCCATCGCCCTCTGGTTGGTTGCATCGGTTAAGATGATGGTGCCATCACTGATGGCGGATTTGGTTTCCCCGTCCGCCGCATCCTTGGCTTTCCCATGACTTAAAGCATTTTTGGCAATGTTTTTTATCGTGTCGTTCCCAGAAAGGCTAAAACCATGGCTGCTGGCTTGTGCACTCGCACTGTTGGTGATGTCACTGGTACTGATGCTTCCTGTGGTCAGGCTGTTTTTGTCTGGCGACGCGGTGCTGGCAATCAGCCCCCCAGTCAGGGTTGTTTTATCTTTAACGTTGATCTTAAAACCGCCATCACCCGCTTTGATGCCTGATTGCTCCACAACACTGTGATAATCGCTGGAGGATTGATCCTTTTGTAAGGAGAAGCTTGTTGAGCCTGCATCAAAACTTTTGCTGCCACCAAACCCAACAGAAGCAGATTTCTGCTTGTTAGAGGTTTGACCCGTATCACTGCGGCTGGTAATGGTCAAATCACCACCAACATTCATCTCTACATGGTCTCCCAAAACCACGGCCCCCGCAAATGTGGTGTTTCCTCCACTGTTGGTGTGAACAGTACCGGTGCCACTAAGATGGCTGTTTTTGTGTTGAACTTCCTCACTGGAGCCTTCCCCTTGACTAAAGGAAGCATTGCCTGTTCCCCCAGCACCACCGGTACCATAGCTATACCCAACATTTACCGAGGCGCTTTCATTGTGGTTTTGTGTGCTTTGCGTGGTTTGTGCACTTTCAAAGGTGATATCTTTCCCTGCTTCTAAGTTGATATTTCCACTCTGCTCATCATTTGCATAAACAGGATTGGTACCGGCGATAATGTCACCTCCAATATCATGGATGCTGCCTTTGTGGGCTTGCATGTTAACAGAACGCCCTGCTTCCATTGTTCCTGTCACCGCCGTGGAGGTTTGAAAAGAGGCTTCTGCTTTCTCTGTCTTAAAGCCCACGGTTACGCTAGCAGAAACATCAGCCATATTGGCAAGAGCATCCTTGGTGGAGCCCCCCACCCCTCCTAATGGGCTACTCAGTCCTTTGCTGATATTGCCCCTTTCCCCTGTATTGCCACTCAGCCAACTCACAAAATTCCTACCTTTGTTAAAGAGGTTATTGATTTTCATGCCAGTCAGTACGCCATTAATAACTGTGTTATTTCCATCCTTATTATTCATGTGGTCCGCTGAATCTTTTAAGCCTTGTACAGTATCAAGAACACCCACATTGACAGTGGTTGTAACACCGGCAAAGGATTTTTCATGGGTTTCCTGTGTATTGGAGATATCATGGCTTTCTGATAGTGTGACATTATTGCCGGCATCGATATTTAGATCACGATCCGCCAAAACATCTGCCGCTTGCATGGTCACATCATTGCCGGCAGTGATCTGTACATCTTTCTTCGCCGTGATGTGCGATTGAACAGAGGTCGTTTCCCACTCATCACCCGTATCCTTCGCACTGGCAACCCCAACACCGACAGAGGCACTGCTGCTGCTCTTTTCAAACTGAATGCCAAAACCTTCCCGCTCTTCTTTTGAGCTTGACTTATGGCTATTATGGCCAACAAGCACATTAACATCATGCGCTGCGGTAAGATGAACATTTTCCCCTTCAACATCAGAGCCCACAATTGTCACATCTTTTTTCTTGGCGGTGATGTTGAGAGTGCCATCCGCATTCAAAGAAGAGCCTTGATGTTCAAAACTCTCTTCATTTTGCGTTTTGCCTTCACTTCCATATATCGATACAAAGCCCTTGCCTGATCCCACGCCAAAACCCGTTTCATGCTCCTCTGAATGGCTGCTATGGTGGTCTGTCATGCCATCAATCATCACATCTTCTGCACTCACATTGATGTCTTGACCAGAAAGCAGATGAGAAGCAGTAATCTTGGCATCCCCTTGCGCTTCCATATCAATGTTGCCCGTCGCACCTAGAACAGAGGAAACCGTTGTGGTGTGCGATTCAGATTTATCTGAAGATTCCTCGTGCAAAAGGCTACTTGACGAGGATTGCTGTTGCTGATCAAAATGTTCTTGGGCACCTTTGATAACAATATTTCCACCAGAGTGAATGGTAATATCCGCTTTTGCCTGATCTTCTGGTGTTTTCTCTCCTGACGTTTCCCCTGCCTTACCGGCTATGAGCGTCGAGGCTACAACTTCCGTGTTGTTTCCTGAGTCAATGGCAACGCCTTTGCCCCCAGATATGAGTGAACCGGAAACTTGGACAGCATCCACCTTGTTATGCACGGATTTGCTGCTGCTGAATGTTCCCCCGTCTTTATGGTACGACATCTCATAATGTAAGCTATCCTCTGCATTGGTGATCACAATATCATTGCTGGCTTTTAGCCCCACCTTGCCATCAGCCGCAACAGAACTGCCTGTGATGGTGAGATCATGCTTCTTTCCATCCTGCCCTGCAACGACAGTGGTATCGCCTCCAGATTTTATTGTTGATCCCTGGGAAATCAAGGCTTGCATATCGACTTTGGTGTTGTTGGCGCGAAGATGATACTCCATTTCATCTTCTCTCACCCCTATCGCTATTTCCCCTTGTGCACCAAGAACAACATTGCCCTTGGCATCTATATCGGAAGCAGCCATATGAATATCTTTTCCAGAGAGAACCGTGGTCTCTTTTCCAGAACTTAAATGAGAGCCATTGTGTAAGGCAACATGAGAGGTTTGATCCCCGTGATGGCTATTGGCACTGTTGCGCGTGGCATCAATCGAAACGTTGCCTTTTGCTTGTAAGGAAAGATTATCCGTTGCTTGAACATCAGAGCCTAAGATATTCAAATCTTTTCCAGAGACAAGTGTCGTCGATCCTCCAGAGTTTAACGCAGATTTATGATGCATGGTGGCATCACCCTGTTCATCATGGTAGTGGGTTTCTGCTGAACCTATCGTCAAGTTGCCTTGTTCTGTGGCCATGGCAAGATCGCCCCCTGTGCTGATCTTAACCCCTGAGGCTGTGAGATCTTGTTTGGCGATCACGCTCGCATTGCCCCCTGTAGAAAGCGCCTCGGTGTTTAAAACGGTCTCCACGCCGTCAACCGTTGTTCGCCCTGCTTCAAAACGAATATTCTTCTCCGCAAGTAAAACAGCATCACCACCAGCAGCAAAATGCCCCCCTTGACTGAGGAGATCCCCACCATGCACATGCAATTGGTGGTTTGCATTTATCCGCCCAGAATTGGTTATCATTGAATTGCTTGTATTCTGGCTGGTGATATTGACATCATCCCCCATAATCAAAGCACCAGCAGAAACAAAGGAGGCTCTGTCTTTTTCAGGGATGTAAAGCACCGGTGCATAAACATCCATGCCCTTGATCTGTTGGCGCACATAAATCACCATCGGGGCTTCTAGGGACGCCAATTGTTCTTTACTCAAAGCCTCACCAAAAGGGAGATTGTGTGCTTTTGCATATTCCGCCCCGACATCAAGCAAGGTTTTGACTTGTTCAATAGCATCACTTCCAGGAATAAAGGAACCTTTTCCCAAACCCTGACCAACCAGATCACGCATTTGTTTCTCAATCAATTGCTTTTCAAAATAAGCATCGCCTAAGAAAAAAATCTCCCGATCAGGTTTGTAGCCAATTCTGTTCAAATAATAGGCTGAGCCATAAAACTTGCCAACATCAAGGAATTCTGCCCGCGTTTCATAAAGGAAATTCTGGTTGGGTAGCGTGCCCCCAATTCCACCCGATTGGGGTTTTGGTAAAGGCAATGAACTCCCATCCGAAACACCAGCTGTACCATCTAAGGCGATATTTGGCGTAAACAAAGCACCAGCCCCAGTCAAACCGCTCAGCGCCCCTAGTGGATCACCCCCAACGGCTTTTGCCTCAAAATGCGCATCCCCTGTAATCGAACCTTCCGCTGCCGTGTTGTGGAGTTGATCGACCACCAAATTCAACGTGCCACCCGCTTGGACAAGACCAGGAACGCTCTCCAAAGCTTCTGAGCCAGTTTGGCGATACTTGCCATTGGCTATATCTAAAGAAACATCGCGGCTTCCATCAGCTTGATAGCCATAACAATAAGCATCTGTGTTTGCATTACAATGCATATAGGTGTTTTTATAAGCTGTTGCCCCTAAATTGGTGAGCACATTGGCGTGAATATCGGCATTTCCTTCCGCTCTTATAATGCTATAATGGTTGTCAATGCTATCAGCGTTAATGATCAGATTGCCGTGAGACTCTATCATCCCCGAAACAGTGGGTTTATGCGAAAACTCTTGCGTGACAGTTTCTTCTGTCATGTGTGACCAGTTTTCGTTTAGGAACGAGAGCCCCAAGAATCCTTCTCTCCATCTATCACCATTCCAGGAATACTGTTCTATGCCTTTTCTGTTATCATTATATTCCCAAGTAAATGCCTTATAAACTGTTCCGTCTTTCAATGTTGTTTTGCCATAGGTTTCTTCTTTGCTCGCCCAAATCTGCTGTTTAAATATAAAGTTCTTCGTGTCACTCAATACCGGCCACTTAGAAAGCTTTCCTTTGCCCCAGCTATTCAATCTCGTATCATGATATAACATCCCATCACTGAGCTGATCAGAACCCTTTGATCTTTCGAATGAAATATCGCTATATTCCGTTTTTTCCGTGATAACAGGCGTGCTATCGGCTTCGTTTTTGAGGGTGTTGGTTTGGATATTTAAGTTGCCACCGGCTTGAATAAAGCCTGCTTTATTGACAAGGGAAAGGCTCTTTCCTGTGCCATCTGCATTGGTAAAAAACAAATCACCCTCTGCTATTATGGCGCCAAAATCATTCAACACAGTGCCATCAACTTTGAGAGCACCATTGCCCTTCACATAAATTAAGCCCGTTTTGCTGTTGGTCACATCCCCCGTCACGCTAAAGGCTAAATCCTGCCCTGCTGCTAATTGACCGCTATTCTCTAAACGGCCCGTTTTGATCACAAAATCTCGTGCCGCTAAAACCGATGTAGTCTCATCCACCATAACGCCTGGAGCAACAAAGAGAATATCTCCTGTTCCCCCCTCAGTGGTAATGGCTTGTAGCCGTGCATGGTGAATATCAAGAACATTGGTGCTGTTAAAATCTAAACCGCCATAAATCAGCGTGCTGCCCGAAACATAAATATGATCCGCATTTAAAAATAACGTTTGCGGCGTGTAAATATGAGAACGATCATTGCTTAAATCGAGAGTATTTGCTGTCAATCTCACATCCCCCTTAGCAGACAGCACATTCTCAACACTGATCCCTCCTGATACCGATGTCAATGTTGCTGTGCCATAGCCAATGACCTGATCGTAATAAATGTCGTCGCCAGCAAAAAGATCAATATTGCCACCACTGATAATATGTTCAACCTTTATGCCCCTTTGTGCCGTGATAGAAAGGGAACCTTTGTCATAAAAAACAAGAGCACCGGAAGGATTCGAAGGGCTCACTTGAGAGCTAACAAAATCTAAACCTGTCATCAGTGTGCCTGCATCAAGGCTGCCTACCGTTAAAACGGCATCACCGCCCGTCATCAGCGAAGCAAAATCAACCGCCCCACCCTCAATATTGGCCTTGCCATAGGCTAAAACTTGTCCAAAATGAACAGGGGCATTTGTGTTTAGTTGTGCATGGATTGCTACATTTTGGTGAGACAATATCGATTGGGAAACAAAAAGCCCATCATACGAAACTAGGGTCACATCTCCTGCCCCATAAATGTTTGCGGCGTTAATTCTCCCTCCCACACTTTGAAGATCAACATCTCCTTGGGCACCAAGAACAACAACACCAGCAGCACCCGTTGCTGCCATATCAACCCCACCAGCTAAAAGACCAGCTTGGATATCACCACCAGCATGTGCCTTAAGGTTTCCTTCAGCTAACACGACCCCCTCAAGCTTCAAATCTCCACCCGCTTCAAGAGCTATATCAGCACCAGAACCAAGACCAGAAACTTTCATAGCATCAAGCGAAAACAACTCCATATTGCCTCCAGATGTTGCCTTGCCTGCAATCGATAAAAGCCCCCCCTGCGCCTCTACTTTCAAATCACCATCGGCGCCAACCATCTCTAATGTGACATCTTTTTTGGCTGCAATCTCAATATGTTTTTTCGATGTGACGCTTTTTGCCAACACGCTCTTGCTCTTTGATTGAAGAACAACACCCCCATGACCAAAAACATTTTTTAAGGAAATTTTTCCATCAGCAGAAAGCTGCAACTGCCCCGCATTCGCCGCCATATCATGACGCATCCGAACGCCAACGCCTTGTTCTGTCGCTACAAGTTTAATCTGATCCGCCTGTAGAGCCCCTAAAGCTGACCCATCTATCGCATATTCCGGTTTGCCGGTAATATCGGTGAGCTCCTTCATTTGACGAGAAGCATAATCAAAATGCCCCGTCCCAGCACTCACCCCAATATCCTTGCCCGCAACAGCTCCTTCAAAATGCACCGTGCGTGAAACAATATCAACAATATCAACAGCCCCCTTGCCAGAGAAAAAATTGGCTCCCTTTGCTCCAAAGGTGATGTCCCCACCTCGCACCTCAAAGCCTTTCAAAAAACCACTCGCATCAATTTCGGGGACACCCGTGGTTAAGGTCGCATGGGGCGTATTGATAAAACCACAACCATCACAACTTATGCCATTGGGATTGGCTATAATCACATCAGCTTGGCGCCCAAAAACTTCCGCTGGACCATTAAGCGCGCTGCGTTTACCGCTGGTCACTTCATTTAAAATCACTTTCGCTGAACCCGTGAAACGCAAATGCGGATTGCCCGGCATAATGCCCCCCAACTGCGATTGCCCTACTTCTTGCGCATGATTGTTGAAAATAACACCTAGATTGCCAATATTAAAATCGTAATATTTATTGTGCGATAAGCCCTTGCCGTTGGGTGTGACAATATCAATCGAGGGAACCCCATTGGGCGCTGCCACTATATCCGGACGATATGCGCTACCTGCGTTAGGATCAGAAGTAATTTGCGCCTGAACCACTGAAGGTGCTAACAAACAAGAAAAACCTATCCCACCTAGAAAAACCTTTTTGAGCATCGTACTGGAGACTAAAACACCTAATAAAGCTGCTCTGTTTGCTCTCTTCTCATATCTCATACGTTAACTCCCCAATAAAAAACGCTTAAAGTTCCATTGTTAATGTCATAAAAAATGTTCCTGATTTTTTGTGCTTAACTGTGCTCCAAAAAATACTGGAATAACTGGCATCAAGAGAGACCATGCCCCCCGCAAGCTTGACACCTGCTGTCCAACCGGCAAGCTGTTCACCGGTCATTCCATACAAGGCTTGCGAAAACACACGCCCATAGTCCAAACCAACAAAGGGACGAAGTTCCCCCAAAACCTTTTTCAGAGAAGCGCTGTTGCTCCACGGAATGGTGCGCAAAGACAAATCATTACGGCTAAAAAAACCATTATTGCCAAAAAGCAAACTCTCACGCGTTCCACGAACATTGGAAGCGCCACCCAACGAAATCTGTTCCGCACCCAATAAATTATGCGGGGAATATTGACCACTCAAAAGATTGCTCAGTATAAAATCCAAGCCCCCTACCTTAAAAGGCGTCATGACACTAAGTGTGCCGGTAAATTTAGAAAATTGTGGCTCGCCATCCCCTGCCCCTGGAGCATGTTTCTTTACTGAATGAAACAAGGGGAGCCCTTGCAAATAACTCACATCAAAGGTCCATGTCCCACCCAACATCTGGCGCGAATGCGAAATCCCAAAATTAGCGACGCTATATTGACGGCTACCAACCTCTATCTTATTGCCAAGAAGGTAATTGTTGGTTCTTTTATAAGAAAGACCTAAATTCAAGGTTGTAAGCGAAACACTATCGCGGTGAAGAACCCTGCTTGTACTGGCGTGTAACTCACTGGAATCCCCCGTCGTCTCAATATCGGTAAAATTGCCAGGGATAATGCTTTGGTAATTATAAACAGTGCCATTCAATCCAAAAGTCCAATAACCGTAAGGAATACTCACACTCGCTGAAAAATTATTGCTATGTCCTTCTTGCTTGCTCCCACCCCAATAATCTGTCTCACTGCGTTGATAACCAAAATCCCACGCATCATTCATCCCTAAAATATTTTCACCCTTTAAGCCTGCACTATAACGCGCATAACCGGTGGAGGATTGCCCCATATTGTCATGAGAAACAGTAACCTTAAAAGCTTTCTCAGGGTGATTGCTAATATTAACAATGGTACCACCATCTTCACGCCCCGGTAGAAGTTCACTTTTGGCATGCGCTGACTGAAGTCTGTTGATCTGATCAAGCCCCTGTTCAATATCGCGCATGTTCAGAACATGACCTTTAAGCCCAGGAAAAGCGCTCCACACAACAGTGTTATAACGAGATGCCGGTAAACCATTATAATAAATATCTGAAAGCTTTCCCTCAACAACAACAAATTTGAGTGTCTTGCTATTTTTGATATCTTGATCAGGAATATAAAAACGCGCCGTCACATAGCCTTGATCCAAATAAACTTTGGTTAACTGCTTGATTAAGAGCTGAATATCGACAAGACCGATACATCTTCCAACATAAGGCTCTGTTACGGCTGATATAGAGCGCTTTTTGACATGATGCACTCCCTCAACAACAATAGCATGAATTGGAAAACATTGTTTCCCACCCAAAAGCGTTTCTGGATTTTGCTCTGAAGGCGTCTTGATCCTTTTAGGCGTTAAAGCGCGTAAATTCTCAATTCTTTCTAATCGTTGCTTCTCAGATTGTTGGCGAGAAAAATTATCTGTAGGGGAGTGTAAAAAAGCTAAGGAGCGCGCATAAACACTTACACCTGTAAACATGCCCAATAAAACAAAAATGGCACGAAAAATTCTCAAAAGAGAACTTTGGCGTAAAAATCCCAAAAACAATACAGATTGCCCCCCACTTTTGCTTTTTCTGTAAGCATTGCTTTAAAAGCAACTAAAATACTTGATCAAAACGCAATGACTATTCAAAGACAGCTGCGAATAGCACAATATCTTGTTCTCACTCAAGTGTAAAAAATCTTTTCCCCATATTTATTCTATGCCACTAAACGCTTATCCCACCCCCATAAAGCAAAAATTAAAACCCTTTCCACCCTTAAACAATAATCCTAATCCTGCAAAACTCTTTATTCAATGGCATGCTCATCAACTAGCCTTTCTCCAAAGAAAATAATCAGAGTTCTTTTGTAAAAAAAGTTTTGTATCTTTTGACAGTTTTGTCGGTCCCTTCTGGTCGTACTTTTATTTTTTTAATGAGAAAAAATAAAAACATTTTATTTCAATAGGTTAGCATTATACAATTTTTTGCAATCTCATGCATAAAAGCCATGTGAGTAAAATAGACAATCAGTGACTTGAGTTTTGTCTGCTTTTGTCAATTTTTGTCGGTAAATCTTAACTGACAATTCTTTATGGTTAGAGTGATCATAAAACTCTTCAAAATTGCATATTTGAACTTTTAAAGGCACATATTGGAGTCGTCTTGATTGACGTAAAATGAATAGCAAATTTCAGTAGTTTACTTTTTATAGGCTGTTTATAAATGCATCTTGATTGCATCTTGTTAAATTTTTTTGACGCATTTTATAGCTTTTTTGGCGGTTTTCGCCCATTTCAGACTCGATATTTGTTCTAAATGTATTTAATAAACTCCATTTCGATTCTTTCGAAGGTAATAAATTAATGTCATAAGACTATGGAGTTTCTCATAATGCTTCAAACCCTCAAGTCTGATTACAAACAATCTTCTTTACGCTCTCTCTTACAATCCTACCGTCAAAAAGCAAAATCACCCCGTGAATTGGGAACTCTCTTTGAAAACCTTGTCATGGCTTATTTGACGCAAGATCCTCTGCAATGCCAAGAATATGAACAGGTTCAAACTTATTGTGAATGGGCTAAAGAGCGTGGAGAAGATGGACGGGATATTGGCATTGATCTAGTCGCTAAAATTCGTGATGAAGGAGGCTATGTTGCTATTCAATGTAAATGCTATAATGCTTCCCATTGCATTAAAAAAGAAGATATTGATAGTTTTATTGCTGCCTCTGGCAAAAAGATCTTCACCCGTCGACTTCTTATCGATAGCACGGAAAGTGATTGGAGTGATAATGCTTCTCACACCTGTGAAGGTCAAGAAGTTCGCATTCAACAGATTAATTTGTTTGATTTAGAAAACAGTCAAATCGATTGGAGTCGTTTTGAAGGAAAAGAAACGGTTGTCCTTAAAGAGCAAACGAAGAAAAAGCTTTTAGATCATCAGAAAGAAGCCCTTGAAGCTGTTTGTGAGGGTTTACAAGAAGCAGACCGTGGCAAGCTGATTATGGCGTGTGGAACGGGAAAAACCTTCACCAGTCTCAAGATAGCAGAACAAATAGCCGGAAAAGGTAAGCGTGTTTTGTTTTTAGTGCCTTCTCTTGCTCTCATGTCTCAAACGATAAGAGAATGGACAAGTGATACAGAGGTACCCTTGCGTTCCTTTGCTGTATGTTCTGATACACAAGTTGGCAAGCGGCGTAAAAACCAAGATGATGATGCTGGTCTTGATACTTCTGATCTTGCCCTGCCTGCTACAACAGATGCAAAACAGCTTGCTAGCAAAGCCAATAAGACTTCTGCTGATGTCATGACTGTTATCTTTTCAACTTATCATTCAATCCAAGTGATATCGGATGCTCAAAAGAAATATCATTTACCTGAATTTGATCTGATCATTTGTGATGAAGCCCATAGAACCACGGGTGCTGTGTTGGGTACAGACAACAGTGAATCTGAATTTGTCAAGGTTCATGACAACAGCATTATACAAGGCAAAAAACGTCTCTATATGACGGCAACTCCAAAGATCTTTACCGATAATGCCAAGAAACAAGCCAATGAGATTAATGCTGTTCTGGCTTCTATGGATGATGAAGAGCTCTATGGCAAAAACCTTTATACTTATACCTTTTCAAAAGCCGTTCAGAATAACCTTTTAGCACCTTATAAGATTATTGTTTTGGGTGTGAATGAAGAAGCAGTAGCCCAATCCATTCAACATCTTATGACCGATGATAATTATGAACTTATTCTTGATGATAAGACAAAGATTGTGGGCTGTTATCAAGCTCTGAGTAAAATCGATCTGAAGGTTGATCTCAGTGATGACCCTAATCCCATGCGCCGTGCTTTGGCTTTTTGTAAAGATATTAAAACCTCTGAACGCATTCGTGATACCTTTAATTCTGATGAAATTCAGGATGAATTACGGACTCTTTATGAAAGCTATAAAAAGACCTCCCCTCTTCATTGTAGATTTGAACATATTGACGGAAAACAAAGTGCAAAAAAACGTAATCAAGCTCTTGACTGGCTTAAAGAAGATGCGGGGGAAAATACCTGCCGTGTCTTAACCAATGTTCGTTGTCTCTCTGAAGGTGTGGATGTCCCTGCTCTTGATGCGGTCATGTTTCTCCATCCCCGCAAAAGTCATGTTGATGTCATACAGGCGGTGGGACGTATCATGCGTCGTGCCAAAGGAAAAAAGAGAGGTTATATCATTCTACCCGTTGGAGTTCCTGCGGGGATTTCTGCTGAGCAAGCTTTAAGACACAACAAGAGATACAAGGTTGTTTGGCAAGTGATCAATGCTTTGCTTGCTCATGATGAGAATTTTGAAGTTATCCTTAACCAGATGATTTTAGGGCAAGATGTAAGTCATACCCTAGAGATTCTTGCCTTAGACAGTATGACGGCTGTTGAAGATAAAATCTCAATCCATGAGAAATCAGAAAGTGTGGGATTAAAAATTGGAAAACCAGCCTATGAACCTTCTAAGAGTATTGGAGTACAAGGAAGATTACCCTTTTTTAAGGAGTTCCGTAATGCTCTCATAACCCTTCTAACGAAGAAATTTGCTATTGCGGATTATTGGGAAAACTGGGCTGGCAATGTTGCTGAGATTGCTCAAAACCATATCAACCGTCTTCAAAACATGCTCTCTGATGAAAAGAGTGAAGCCTCTCATGCCTTTGAGAGCTTTCATCTTGAATTAAAGAACAATTTAAACAGTGATATTAAACCAAGAAGAAGCAGTTGAGATGTTAGCACAGCATCTTGTAACGCGCCCTGTGTTTGAAGTTTGTTTGATGGCAATGAATTTGTTCAAAACAATACCATCTCGCAAGCAATGGATAAGATTTTAAAGGAATTAGACAAGACAAATATTGAAGAAGAGTCAAAGGATCTTAGAGAGTTTTATGACAGTGTAAAATTACGTGCCTCTGGTATTACGACCCCGCAAGCAAGACAAAATCTCATTATTACGCTTTATGAAAGCTTTTTTGCCAAGGCATTTAAAACGACAACAGATAGACTTGGGATTGTTTATACCCCTGTTGAGGTTGTGGATTTTATCATTCATTCCGTTGATGATGTTTTACGCAAAGAATTTGCAAGAGTTTGGGCTCCCGTGGTGTTTCTATTCTTGATCCCTTTACGGGAACAGGTACCTTTATCACACGGCTTTTACAATCAGATCTGATAAAACCGGAAGATATGGAGTATAAATTCCGTCATGACATCCATGCCAATGAGATTGTTTTGCCTTGCCTATTACATAGCAGCCATAAATATTGAAGCAACCTATCATGGTCTTATGAAAGGAGATTATATTCCCTTTAAGCATATTGGATTAACCGATACGTTTCAGAGGGTTGAAAAGCAAGATCTGATGAAAGGGTTACTAGAAGAAAACAGCGCCTATTTGGAACTTCAAAAAAAGCTGAATATAGAAGTTATCTTTGGTAATCCTCCTTATTCTTTGAGACAAAAAAGTGAAAATGACAACGCAAAAAACACTCCTTATCCACTTTTAGATGACCGTATTCGTGAGACTTATGCTGCTCAATCGAAAGCAACCAATATGCAAGCTTTGTATGATAGTTACATTCGTGCTATTCGTTGGGCAAGTGATCGTATTAGTAATGCTGGGATTATCGGCTTTGTTTCTGGTTCTGGTTATATAGAAAAACCAGCAATGGATGGCTTGCGAAAATCTTTAGCCAAAGAATTTACGAGCATTTATGTGCTTAATTTGCGGGGGGATATTCGCAAAAATATGTTAAGCAATGGGAAGGCTCAAGAAGGTGAAAATATTTTTGGTAATGGTAGTATGACCGGTATTGCTGTAACATTATTTATCAAAAATCCTAATGTTTCTAAACCTTGTAAAATTTACTACCATGATATCGGCAATAATCTTACAACAAAAGAAAAACTCACCGTTCTGATTACCTTAGTAGTGTTGATGGTATGCGGCTAAATCAAGTTGGAACTATTACACCAGACAAACATGGTGATTGGTAAATCAACGTGATGACAGTTTTGAAACATTCCTAGCTATGGGTATTAAGAAAGGTCATGATAAAAGCTCTTTGAACTTTCTCTCTTGGGCTGGTAACAAATCGTGATGTTTGGGTATATAACTCAAGCCGTGAATCTTTAGTGAAAAACATGACTAACATGATTGCCTTCTATAATAACGAAGTAGAACGCTTTAATAATACCTATTTACATTCTGAACATAAAACACGTGCAAATGCTGTAAATAATTTTTGTCAATTCAGATGCACAAAAAATTAGTTGGAGTCGTGCACTTAAACAGCAATTAGTTAAAGGAAAAGTTTTTGAATTTTGAAAACAATTGCTTAGTTCAAAGCTTTACCGTCCTTTTACACGACAATGGCTCTATTACAATCGTACTTTCAATGAAATGGTTTATCAAATGCCTCGTATATTCCCTATGGGAAAAGTGGTTGATAATAGAGTAATACAAATTACAGGAACAGGAGCACGAAGTGGTTTTTCTGCTTTGATGAGTAAAAATTTACCTGATTTGAATATGATAGATGTGGTAGCCAATGTTTTTCATTGTACCTTTACGAAGATACTATACTTTCAAAAAATAGAAGTAATAGCCAATCTCATTTATTTACAAATTCTACAGAAGAAATCAAAACCTCTGGTTTACAACGCCGTGATGCCATCACTGATGAAGGATTAGCACATTTTAAAGCTGCTTATCCTAATGAAACCATAACTAAGGATGATATCTTCTATTATGTTTACGGGATTTTACACTCGGAAGATTACCGTGCTCGCTATGCTGATAACCTCTCTAAAGAGCTCCCTCGCATCCCTTGCGTAAAGAGTGCTAAAGATTTTTGGATGTTTGTTACAGCAGGGCGTGAATTAGGCAATTTGCACGTCAATTATGAAACTGTAGAACCTTATCCTGTGACCTTTAAAAAAGGCAATCCAAAACTTACAGATATCAAGAACCCTGAGAAATTCTATTATGTTACAGAAATGAAATTTGCTGGCAATAGTAAGGAAAAAGATAAAACTACTGTTTTTTATAACAATAATATCACAATAACAGATATCCCTCTTGAAGCTTATGAGTATATCGTAAATGGCAAGCCCGCTCTTGAATGGGTTATGGGTCGGCAATGCGTAAAGACTGATAAAAAGAGTGGCATTGTTAATGATGCCAATTGCTATGCGGTTGAAACCATTGGCAACCCTGCTTATCCATTGGAATTGTTTCAAAGGGTTATTACGGTAAGTTTAGAAACAATGAAGATTGTTAAGAACCTCCCCAAATTGGAATTAAGAGAAACTGAATAGACTTAAGAAAGCATGCTCACATTTTACATGATGGGTATGCACATCTTACAAGGGGTATAGAGTTTATATCTATACTCTCTTGTTAAAGATGATTATGTACAATCTTAAAGGAACGATTTATCATGCGATCTTCTAAAAAGAGAAGCCTTGCACTTTTAAACACTCTCATTTGGATTGCTTTAAGGCTTTTAAGAAATCCCATCTTAAACAGAATGAGATTTGTTTACATTGCCTTTAAAAGATTAACGCGCAATTTAAGATGATGCCATCATATCTTTCAAACGCTCTCTTTAAAGAAAACAGTGAATGTTGATATCACTTTACGCTTTTAATTCCTTCATTTTTAAAAAAGCAAAAAAACACCCCCTATACCCCCAAAACCCCTACAAAACATATATTATTGATTGTATTTATAGGTTGTATTATGGAAATAGGTTGTTTTTGAAAATTGGTAAAAAATAACATATTGAAATATAATGATTTTTATTTTTTATTGAAAAAAATTAAAAGAAAAATGAGACAGGCACCCCCAAAACCCCCAAAACCTCCAAAATCCTTAAAACTAATAACGATAATAATCTTGATAGCACCTTTCATAATTACACACTCTCTTTTGAAAGGCTTTAAAGAGCCATATGCCTTCTCATAAGATATGGGTTTAAACACTCACTAAAATCATAAGAATTGTTTGTTAAGATTTACAGACAAAACTAACAAAAGAGACAAAAGCCCCTTAAAAGGTATTTTGATAAGGATATAAGAATTCAATAGGTATCTATATATCTTCTTATAACAGATAAAAACCGCATTATCTTATTATCCTTTGATATAAAAATGATGCGGTGGCTATAGAGAATGAATCAAAAGGGTTGGTTATAAAAATGCGATCTCTATTAAAGCTTCTTAAGTTACAAAGCTCTTATAAATGATAACAAAATTCACAAAAATATTCACAAGGCATTCAATAAAATAACCATGCTTTATAAAGATAAAAATAATCATCATAAGAAGCGTTTTTAGTTGTTATGAAGTTTAAAAGAGAAAAATAACGCCATTGCGTAATATAGAGTCAAATAAACGCAATAAAATAGAAAATATTCATAGGCATATGACGCATATTTATACACAATATGATAAAAAATAATCATAAAAAAATACAAAAAATAGCAAAATATAATTGACAATAAATACGTATTTTTGTATATAAATAATCAAGTGATCAAAACACTTATGATTAGCGGATAGGTTACGTAACAACCTTTCCAAAACCTTTTAAAACTGGCTATCTTTTATACTCTTGTTAGTATATGAAGATTTTGTCGGGTGTGCTTACACCATACAATACCCTTATGGGAAAAGTGTAAGCAACGGACTAATCACCGTGTTTTGAACACCCGGCGCCTTTATAGGTGTCAATTCAAAACTTTTTGATTAGAAAGGATTTCAAATGAAATCTACAGTAAAAAATACCCCCGTTATCTCTGCAAAAAAATATGAATTAACAACTGAAAACTTCACTTTTGAAGGAATTACTTTGCACCGCATTCGGGCTTTAAGGGATTTCGATGATGTAAAGGCGGGTGACCTTGGGGGCTTTATTGAAAATGAAGAGAACCTTTCTCATGATGGCAATTGCTGGGTTTATGACAATGCTGCGGTTTTTTTGAATGCCAAGCTTTATGAGAATGCTAAAATTTATCAAGAATCTAAAGTTTTTAGACAAGCCAAGGTTTATGGAAATGCTACTATAAATGGAAAGGCATGGGTTTTTGGTAATGATGCTTGCATTTATGAGAATGCTAAAATCTATGATGATACGAAAATCGCTGGGCAAGTTTTTGGTAATGCCGTGGTTTGCAATAAAGCTATTATTACTGATGGTGCAAAAATTTATGACAATGCTAGGGTCTATGATAATGCCCATGTTTGTGGCTATGTTTATGGCAATGCACAAATCTATGGTAAATCACGTATTCATGTCTATGCTTCTGTTTATGACAATGCGCATGTTTTTTGCAATGCATGGATTAAGGATTATGCAAGCGTCTATGGAAATGCAAAGGTCTCTGGCTCGGCGCGCGTTGGTTGCTTCTCAAGAATTTATGATAATGCAAAGGTTTATGGAAAATCAAATATCGATCATCATGTAAAAATTTATGGCAACGCCGTGGTTAATAGCCATATAAAAATTCGTGATGATATTTGTGGTGATGATCAATCCATAAAAGACGCTGCGTAAATAAACGCGCGGGCGCGGCGGGGGCGCCTGCTTTCCAAACCCTTTCATTCAAAATTTATTAATTATTTAGAATAGGAGTAAACCTATGACCGCTATAACTGCATCCAAAATTGTATCCAAAAAATATGAAATCACAAATGAAACCCGTGTATTGGGTGATCACACACTTTATCGTATTAAAGCATTAAAAGACTTTGGTGATATTAAAGCTGGTGACCTTGGTGGCTTTATTGAAGATGAAAGCAACCTCTCTCATGATGGTGATTGCTGGGTTGGTGATGATGCTACTGTTTTAAAACCTGGTCGTGTTTTTGAAAACGCTAGGGTTTATGGCAATGCCTCTGTGGGTGGCTTTGTTTATGGAAATGCCAAGGTTTATGATTTTGCCAAGGTTTTTGCCAATGCGCATGTTTATGATAACGCGCGGGTTTTTGATAGTGCAAAAATCATAAGTAATGTTCATATTTATGAAAATGCAAGTGCCTATGGCATGGCTGTTGTTACTAAAAATGCTTATGGCAATACAAGAGAAAATGTTTATACAGAGCGTCTCTCTCCTTATGGTGAAATTTCATTTGTGATGTGCCATCTGTAAAAAAGCAACGTAAATGAAAGGCGCGGCGGGGGCGCCCCCCTCTAACTTTCATTAAAATTTAATCATTATTTAAATTAGGGATAAAACCTATGACCACTATAACTGCATCTAAAATTGTATCCAAAAAATATGAACTCACAAATGAAACGCGTGTCTTTGGTAATCGTACCCTTTATCGCATTAAAGCTTTAAGAGATTTTGATGATATTAAAGCCGGTCAATTGGGGGGGTATCGAAGATGAGAGTAATCTCTCTCATGATGGCAATTGCTGGGTTGCTGATAATGCATATGTTTTAAAGCCTGGTCGTGTTTTTGAAAACGCAAGGGTTTATGACAATGCTGCTATCGGTGGTTTGGTTTATGGCAATGCCCATGTTTGTGATAAAACCCGCATTTATTTGAATGCCCATGTTTGTGGTAATGCTCATATTTCAAATAAAGCATGGGTTTTTCATAATGCTATAGTTTATGGCAATGCTAGGGTATTAGGTTCTGCTCGTATTAAAGAAAGAGCACAAATTTATGATAATGCCGTTGTTAATGGAGCAGCAAAAATTTATGGCAAGGTTTATGGCAATGCTAGCGTGGGGTGTCATACTGAGGTTCATGGTTCTGTTTATGGCAATGCTAGGGTCTCTGGTTATTTCTTGATTAGAGGTAGGGTCTATGGCAATGCAAGATTAAAAAGACGTAGCGATTTATGTTGGGTTAGCAAAAATTATGAAGTTTATGAAGGCGATAACGTTGTAAAAATTGTTGAAAATGAAGCAGCATAAATAACGGCGCGGGGGCGCCTGCTTTCCAAATTCTTTCATTCAAATTTTAGCAATTATTTAGATTGGGTTTTCTCATGACTAGTACAGTTGTAACTAAAAAATATGAATTTATAAATGAAACGCGTCTCTTTGCTAATCGTACCCTTTATCGCATTAAAGCTTTAAGAAACTTTTCTGATGTCAAGGCGGGTCAATTGGGTGGTTTTATCGAAAATGAAAATAACCTCTCTCATGATGGCAATTGCTGGGTTTATGATAATGCTCTGGTTTTAAACCCTGCTCATGTTTCTCAAGATGCCAAGGTTTTTAATAACTCTGTTATCGCTGGTTTTGTTTATGGAAAGGCATGCGTTTTTGGAAAGGCTATCATTTTTGATCATGCTCATGTCTATGGCAATGCAAGAATTTATGATCATGCCCGTGTGATAAATCATCTCCATGTTTGTGAATATGCCAATCTTCACGGCATGGTTATGATTTTAGAAAAGACAAGTGATGATATTGAAACAAGAGCTTATGTCGAACAGCTTTCTCATAATGAATTAAGAATTTTCTGGCTGCGTAATAAAGCCCTTTTAAACATCTAGGGTGCTGCGGGGGCGCCCCTCTCCTTCAAATATTTTCCATTCAAATTTTAACACAATCAAAATTGTGAGGCGTTTGTTATGTCTAAAAAATACAAATTAACCAATGAAATGAAACAATTGAAAGATAAAAGTACTCAAAAAATTACCAAGCTTTATCGCATTCGTGCTTTAAGAAATTTCGATGATGTCAAGGTGGGGGACCTTGGGGGTTTTATTGAAAAGGAAAGCAATCTCTCTCATGATGGCAACTGCTGGGTTTATGATGATGCATGGGTTTATGGATATGCCCGTGTTTCTGAGAATGCAAAAATACGTCATCAGTCTCAAGTGTGTGGTCAAGTCTATGGCAATGCGCAAATTTGTGATCAGGCTTTTATTTCTCAATATGCAAAAGTTTATGACAATGCGCGTGTTTCTAAAAATGCTTATGTCTATGGCTATGTTTATGGCAAGGCTCGTGTTTATGGCAATAGCCGCGTTTATTCTGAAGCGCATGTTTATGGCAATGCGCATCTTTCTCATAATAGTTGTGTTTTTGATTATGCAAGGCTCTATGGCAATGCGAGGGTTTCAGGTTCTGCCCGTCTTTTTAATTATGCGCATGTTTATGGTCATGCTGTTATTAACAACCGTGCAAAAATCTATGGCAAGGTTTATGGCTATGCAAAAGTGAGTGGCTGTGCTGAAATTTATGGCTCTGTTTATGAAAAAGCTCAGGTTTCTTACACTATTAAGGTCTGGGGTCGTGTCCATGGGAGGGCGCTTCTCAATAGACAAAGTAAGATTAAGGAGGTTCCCCAAAATAAGGAAGTTTACAAAAGTGATATTCTTATGGAGCTTATTGAGAAAATTGAGACAGAAGAATAAACAACAAACGCGGGGGCGCTTTTTATGTTTAATGCCATCTCAAAAGAAAAAAGTACAAAAAAGAAAGCCGTGCCAATTTATATGACGCGGCTTTTAAATGAAATGTAACTAAAAAATACAAATTAACAAATGAATAAATACGTATATACAAAATGTATTAATATCGCAAGTGCTCTATTCTCTTTATTAAAAACTTATTCAAAAGAATATAAATGAATGCTTCTGAAAGCGCTCTTTTAGATCATCACATTTGAATAAAAAAAGCCTATTAGTTTTGTGATGCTTTCAAACCTATCAATAACAATGCCCTCATATTTGAGGTGACTAAAATTAGCCAATCCAAATTTGGATTAATCCCTTTCAAAAGAAAACATTTCAAATCTTTGCATTTAAAAAGCTCTCATATTCAATTGCGTTTTAACAATGCGATTTATTATGATAAAAACGTATCATAAAATTTATGACCTGTTATGAATGATAACTGCTTTGCATTTCATTTGAATGCTCCCATGCGTTATAATATTGGCATCATGATTTGCTTTTTATGCTCTGTTTATAGATGGCTATTGTTTATAAAAAATGTTCAATTGAATCGTGCATAAAAGTGTGGATTCTTAAGTGGATTCATATAAAATAAATACACTTAATCTATTGATTTTATTGTGTTTTTCTTAATACTGCGCCTTCATAACAGGACGGCGTTGCTCTTTTAAAACCGCAAGATCTTCTTCCGCCCATTGGCGACCATTATAAAAATCAAAATCTTCACGCGCCTGTTCACGCCATTCGTTGACATGTTCAATATCTTCTGCGTACCAAGACTTTAAACGCTTATAGAGTTCATATTCATCAAAATCTGTCGTTTTTTGAAAGTCTTGATCTAGAATGCCATCCATGATGCCGCTTCTCTTTCCATAGTACAATAACGCTCTTGCTTGGATTTGACACGGGGTGCTTCATAGACAATGCACATTAAACCAAAAGCATCCGCCCCATGGCTCGACCAATCGTGCTCTGCACCCAAACCAATGCCGCGCTTCTCATCCCATTTCTCGTGATACCAATTCAGTGCTTTGCGCCCTGCTACCGTCATCTCTTCATTGAACCATACTGACGGCAATATCCGTCGCACCGCCTCTATACGCATCTTAACCGCTCCTGCCCCCTGATTAGGGATCACTTGCGTTTCAAAACCCGCATCATTTAAAGCACTCTCAAAACTCACATTGTGCACACGATCTCTCGTCGCACCGTCATGAGGAAGCACCATCAATGCCTTCTCATAGCCATTTTGACGCAACCACCCTATATGCTCCGATAACGGTTGTCCCTGTGCTTCGTAATAATTAAGCACTCTGATTTCTCGACCAACAAACTGCGCTATCCATATCGCCGTCGCATCTGCCTTGGCTCCTGTTCCCCCAATGTCCCAAAAGGCGCGTATCTGCATCAAGGGGTCGCGCGCAACACGCCCTATCCTTCCCTCCTGCTCGGCTGCCAACATTTCCTTTTGATAATAAGCGCCTTGAACAGCTTTCAGATAATCCCCTTCCCAGATATGCTTATAGGTTTCGGGGCGGTTTCTCAGATCATCCAATCGTGCTTCATTCAAGATCTTGGGAAACTTCGGATTGTCTGACCAGTTGATCTCCACACGCTTGATTGCCTCATTGTCTGAAAAACGAAATCGCTTCTCAACGGGGGCATTCTCTCGCAATGGGTTCCATGTCACCCATAACTCTGCCCGCCATCCCTCTCCCTCTTCTCGCAAAGTCGGTATAAGCGTTTGCCAAGCCGTCTCTGTAACGGGCTCTGCCTCATCAACCCAACAAAGCAAAATACGCCCCATCGACTTGATACTGGCTATATTCCGGTCAAGACCAGAAAACTGAAAGGCTATACGACCATCTATCGATTTAATCGACGACTCCCCAACCTTGTAATAGTCCTTTAAAAAGTCATGTGCTTCAATGGCGCGCTTAATCTCCTCCAATGAACTTTCTGCTAGCGAGTTTTGAAACTGCCGTGCACAAAGAATAGTGCCTGATATCCCTCCCATACCAAATTGATAGCCCTTTAAAGCTGCCATCAAGGCAAAAGATCTTGTCTTGCCTGACCCTCGTCCTCCCCAAGCCGCACGCACTGCTGCCTTGCCTGAAAAGATTGGTATCAGCTTTGGTACTATATTAATCTGTGCTATCGTCATCAACCAAAGGAGCAATCTCTACACGCGTTATCGTCTTTATCGCTCCACCATCCTCGCCTGTAACCTGTAAAGGCAACACCTTGCCAAGCAATGCTAAATAAGCAGCGGGGCATTTGATTGCCTGCTTTTCGAGGTAAGAGATCAAACCATCATCACCATATTTTTTACCAGCACGCTCTGCAGCTTTAAGCACTGCCTCTTTCAAAATACGTGTCGTTTTGTTTGGCACGCCTTTTACCCGCCCTTGACCAGCCTTTGGGGGCGTTCTTTTTGCAAGTTTCTCAGTAGTGTTCATGAGGATTTCTTTTTGTGAAAAGGATAACAAAAAACCCCGCAAATGCAGGGCTCTGAACAATCATATAATAATTTTAAGAGAAGTTATATCTCCTTCACTGTAATTTTAGACGCAATTCGACCAACTACAGCAGCGCCATTAAATACGACTTTTAACACATTGTCAACAAAAAAAATCACGATATTGTATATTTTTTATTTTTTTATCTAAATCTAGTGCCATCAATAACCAACAATTCATAATTGTATCATCTAGTCGAATCAAGTATAAAATTGAAAACTGCTAAAAAGGGGGGAAAAATGTGGTTTATCATAAAAACTACAATCATTATCTTAATAGTTCTATTTGTACTTGATGCGATTGCAATTCCAATTATTTACGGCATTGGACTATTGGTAAGGGGAATATTTAATACACTAGGGACGATACTAAATGCAGTAGGTAACGTACTATTAACAATAATATTACCAACATTAGAAACTATCGACTATGCCCTTACAAAGGATAAAAGCGAATGGAATAAAATAATTGAAGAACGAAAAAAATTTAAGGAATATCAATCGATTAAAAAAGAAAATGGAGAAGAAACGATAAATTACTACTTTCGCCTTGTTAAACGCGGATTATTTTTATTCTTAAGCCTTATGGCGCTCTTCTACTTTGCAGCAGCAATTACTTTAATAATTATGTTTTCTACAGTGTATATACTTGCTAGCTGTTTCCCTCACTCTTCTGTTCCTTATTTTATAGGAACAATCATTTTAATACTTAGTCTTCCTCTTACGGTCTGCATGGCGCCAGTTCAATATAGAATCCAAGCACTACCTGTTTCATTTTTATTACAGACAATACTTCTCTGGATTCAATTTTGCAAAATCCTCTCTATAAATACTGTACTCTATATTATAGCCTTTGAAATATTCATATATATATTATTTAGCTTTTCCCACTTAGTGTTCATAACCGAAATATCAGAAAAGAAATCAACTGCTTCTGAAACATTATAAATATTTATGAAGAATATAAAGCAATTAAGAAAGAAAATGATACTAACATGACAGCCCAAACACCACAAATATCAAAGACATTTCTTAAAGAACGGGATGATACATATTCTTTATGGAAAGAAGTACTCAATCTACAAAAAGAAATTCATGAAACAAGAAATGCTGGTGTTGTTTCAAAAAAAGAAATTATATTAATAACCCTCATAAGCGTATGTTTGGGTCTTATTCTCTTAGTATTAGGCAATGCAGATAAAGACCAGATGGATGCCATAACCGCAATAGGACTGGTATGCGTATTGCTCATATATACTTCCTTACCAATCTCTTTGGTACTGTACATCGTGATAAAGAGAAAACTGAAAAAAGCCATTGAGCAACTAGACGAAGAAATTGCTAACCAAACCACAGAAATAAGAAGGGAAAAATAACTATGGCAATAATTGCAATAATATTTTCTATTTTTCTTCCTTACTCTATTATTAAGCACCTGAAACTGTACCGCAAAGTGGCTAAAGCACGGAATTTATTGTTTCAGGAGAAAAACCTGCAGCACAACTGATCATATGTCTTGTCAATTTATGTCCGTTCTGAAAAGCTGGATCTTACACGTAATTGATTAACTAAAGATCGTAACAACCTTCGCCAATACCTCATCCATAATAGCTGTTGGCAAACTTTCTACTTTACGCCCATTGCGCACCACCAAATCGAGAACACGGGGTTGATCGCAACGAATGACACCCCTTGTTCTTGTACCCATAAGCGGCACCGCAAATCCAATACGACGTGCAAAATTTCCACCGCTTGTGATCGGCAAAATAACGGGTAAACCTGTTGCTTGATTAAAATCATCAGGAGAAACAATGACGACAGGACGATACCCACGCTGTTCTCGTCCTTGAATTGGTTCCAAATCTACCATATAGATGTCACCACGCCTCATATAAGCTCGCCCCCAACAGCAGAGGCATCAACCCACTCACGGTCTTCAGGTGATTGTGGCTGCGAATAATCGGAAGCAGCTAATAACTCAGCCATCGTGTAGCGCGACTGAACTGATGGTTCAACAACAAGACGGCCATTATCAATAGCCAAACCAACTTGCGTGTTTTCAGAAAGATGAAGAACATCAAGCAATGCGGGCGGTATAGAGAGCATAACTGACCCTCCAACTTTACGTAATTTTGTTGTGTGCATAAAACACTCCCTTTAATATTATATAAAAATATAACATTCTAGTGCATATTCTTCAAGAGGTTTTCATGCTTTTATGGAAAAAGAACAATAAAACATTTACCATTTAGTTTTTCTGTCAAAATATTTATGAAGCGCGTTAAGAGCGACCCGCAATGAATTCACAAGATGTGGTAATGTTTGGTCTTCTATAGCAATATATTGTATTGCTGCATAAAGATTATACTGTCTATAGAGATGTTGTGTTTCTTTTATCACCTCTTGCATATTAAAAAACTGCTCTGTTGCAAATTCGACCCATTTCTCTCTTGCTTTGTCATCAGAAGATGATGGTATTTCATCATAAACAGCGCTTGGTAAACCTTTTGCACACAAATAGTCATTTTTTATTTCAAGATATTTTTGAGCGGCATCATACTGGTCTTGAGTAAGCACGCCTTGCAAACAAAGCCGCCCAATATAGGTACTAGCAAGCGGATTTTTCGCCTCTTCTATAGTCAAGCCAAAGCGTTTAGCACGCATTTCAATTGCCAATCGATCAACAGGATCTTGACGTACTTTCACCTGTGAAATGTAAGCATCTTTCTCTCTCATACATCCCCTAATCTGTGGAGCCCACATTTTCCCTTTTGTCATATTTTTTCAATCAAATGGCATGCTATCATTAAGAGATATACCATAATCAGAAGCACCTGAAGCGATAGCATAACTTTGGGAAGTAACAGGTGAAGAAGATTGTCCTTTCTTTGCATCAAGCAAATACAATTCGCCTTTGAATTGTGGTAAGACAATTTCTGTTGAGTAACGTTCATGTCCATTTTTATCTTGCCATTTGCGTGTCTGTAATTTGCCTTCTACATAAACCTTTGAACCTTTATTCAAATATTGAAGCGCTATTTTTGCCAAATGTGGATTGAAAACTACAACGGAATGCCATTCTGTCTTTTCTATTTTTTGATTGGTCTTTTTATCTGTATAGCTTTCAGAAGTTGCTATACGAAAATTGACTACCTCTACTCCAGAGGTCATAGTTTTGCTTTCGGGATCAGCACCCAAATGCCCGATTAACGTCACTTTATTTAACATGCTTGTAAGTTCCATTTGATGTGCAATTTATACATGCAAAATCTTAGCATTATTTGCATATTTTTTCAATTATTTCAAAATGATATTGTTATTTTTTAACATATAAAATTATGTTTTAAGGTGCTCTAAATAAATAACGATTGACACAAGTGCATGGTGTATAGTATCAAGTATCAAAAGGGAAATATATGGCAATTGTTAGCTTTAAGCATAAAGGATTGAAATTATTCTTTGAAAGAGGAGTTTGCAAAGGTATACAACCCGCACATGCTAAAAAATAGCAAATATTTTGGTAATTTTAGATACGATATCTTCTCCTGAACAAGTAACCCTTAAATCGTATCGTCTCCATGAGCTTACAGGCAATTTAAAAGGTTATTGGTCGATGCGTGTCAATGCCAATTGGCGTGTTACTTTTCGCTTTATAGGAACAGATGTTGAACTTGTTGATTATCAAGACTATCATTGATTTTTGAGGTATTATGATGATGTACAATCCTCCACACCCTGGCGGCATTTTGAAAGAAGAATTGCTTGATGAATTAGGGTTATCAGTAACAGAAGCAGCACATCGTCTCGGTGTTGCGCGTTTAACTTTATCACGCGTCTTAAATTGTCATGCGGTGATTAGTATTAACCTAGCTTTACGGTTAGAAAAAGCGGGGTTAAATGATGCGGAATTTTGGCTTAAATTGCAACAAAAACATGATTTGTGGCAAGCTCGGCATAATAGCCCAATCCCACATATTTCACCTTTAGAGCAAGCTGGACACCTTTAGAAATTAATATCTACTCTGTCCTAAAACCCACATAGTTTCTTCAATTTTTAAGCTTTCAAAAGACAAAACTTCTATATAAGTTTGTAGTTCTTATTGTAACCAAAATATCGCAATACCGTCGTTTGTTTTAGTTAAATCCAAAAGATTACAATATCTTCTCATATTTTCAGTTAAACTACAGACAATATAGCAAAATCCAGGAATATTTTGAGATGCTGGTATTGGACATCCATCCATCGTGAAAGCCTCACCTTTACGAACTTTGTTTAAATAATCAAAAACACGGTTAACCAAGCCTTTATCCATTGGATCTATTTTCATGTTTTGTTGGTTGTTCGATATTTACGATTATAATGGATTCAAGTGGAAAAGACTTGGTCTTGGAAACTAAAAAGGACCGTCGTATATATGCTTAAAGTCATAAAAATCAGTTTTTATAAAACCATTAATGTTCTTCAGATGAACATCAAGCATATCAAGGAGAACCTTAGTATTTCCATCAGATTGAGGTATTAATCTGTTCACTGAATCCTCCTGTATATATAACGAAAACTCTATCAAAATCGGAAATTTCACTGTGGCTTGATAATGGAACACTGCAGGGTGAGGATAGATATATTTATCAAACTGCGTGTACGCAAAATAAGAAAGAATATACAAACTAAAAGAGAGTACCAAAGAGCAATATCTGAGTACCAAAGTATGGTATCCAATGAAAAAGAAAGCTTGTGCTCCACGTACTTAGAAATAGCAAGCAAAGAAACAGTTTCTTTATAACTATTTGGGAAAATTAAAACGACAAGTGCTAAAATTATTATATTTAAGAGTTGGTGCATATATTGTTGTAAATCACGTGTTAGTTTCACCCAAGCCGTTGTATCATCATCTTTATATTTTGGGTTGTTCTGCAACTCAGAAGGGATATTAGAATTGCATAAAATTGCAAAAACAGTTGTTACTACCACCAAAGAAACAGACGCGAATGTCAAAATACTCTGAATAACATCAATATTTTTTCTTATTCCTAAAAAACATAAAAATATAAAAGTTATAATGCCAAACAAGGCTCTTAGCTGTTTATCTGTAAACATGTTCTTTTCCTGTGTTTTTCGATATTTTTTTGATCTCTCTGTTGATCTCGTCTATGAGAGGTTTGATATCAGAACGCTTTTAGGGACATCACCCCCATAAACCCATGCTTTCACTTGCGCTTTGGTACTAAAATCCGCATTTTCTGGTGTGGTATAATACTGCCCCATCAAACTTTTCACACTCTCTTGTGCCATCTTCATATTCGTAGAGATTGTAAAAATACTCAGCTGCTCCGTCCCCCCAAGGAACATAACCAACAGCTGTTGCAACAAATTCTTTTTTCATTGGCTGTTTACGCTTTTTTAAGAATAGATCTTTTAATATTCTCATGTTTTAGTCCATAATTTTACTAATTGGTCTATTTGCCTCAAATTTGATCGTACAAAGCGTTTTTAATTCCTTATGTGGGTTGTATCAAAAAATTACTAAATCGCTTTGTACTGTACCTTTTTATCGATTTAAATGCATATATAATCACAAAACAATCACCACTTTTCACTATTTTGCTGTCTCAAATGTTTTTCATTGTTCCCCCAAGCCCAGTTAAAGTTTCTTCAAGATCTTGCTTTTCAACCAACGTGAGTGGTTTTGAATTCTCTCTCATTGCCTTCTCTTTCAGCCTTTTTTCACGGGTGTTCAAAACAGCCTTGCGAACAACATTTGCTTTGTTCAAAAGATTGGTTTCCAAATCACGACACAATCTCACAAGCTCGCGGGTACTTGGAAAAACGTATCCGATAAACCTTCTACCTCATCACACAAAATCCGTTTTACCGTTTTCATCAGTGACCATGCAGAAACACTTTCCAAAACCATTCCATAGGTAAGCGCCATTCCCTCATGATCTGCCTGTTGCGATATTTTCAAACCACACGAAAGCATCCGAATTGCCTTGGCTATGTCCTCTTTGCTCGCTTTCACTGAAAACAACTCGTGAAGTTGATCACAAGCATCTAAGGCAATCGCTTCCTGCTGTTGTGTCAATGCACTGCCATTCTTCAAAACCAAAGGGAACCCTGAGGCTATCATTTCGTGAATGTGCTTCAAAGTGACCTCGAGACCCGATATCAAGGATGCTGTCTGCGATGCGTTCACCAACGCTTTTTTGCCTTTGAGAGTGATTTCCATAGTTTCCACCTACCTGTTTTTCTTTTTCTTGGCTAGAGTTCCATTCCGGTTTGTAACCCAATTGTACCAAGTCCTTTGCCAATCCGTTTTGGTTGCATCTTTTCCTGATCTTGCTAGCCAAAAATTTTTGAACCGTTCGGTTTTCTAACAGCGCCTCATCATGCGTTAAGCCTTTATCGATTGCGTATTGCAAATTAGGTTCAAAATCCTCTGGCAATCGACAACCGCGATTAGCTTCGCTCGTTTTGCTTTTTGGGAAACGTTCTCTTGCTCGTGAATGGGAGGTTGGTTTCAGATACCGTTGTGATTTGTTCTGGTTGGTTTTCGCAAGCAGCAACCTCAGTTGGCTCGTCAACCTGTTCGTTCGTTTCTAAATTTTCAGAATCGATTTCTTTTTTTGCTAACACGATAGTGTTAGTTTTTTTATATATATTCTTATTCTGGTTCTTTATAGCTTGATTTTGCTTAGCATTTGCTTCAGCAAAAAAAACGTTTTGCTTGTCATTTGCTTCAGCAAAATTATTAACATGTTGTTTTGTATTGTTTTTTGCTTGCGCACCTTTTTTACCAGCTTCACTACGAACTTGCGATATGTGCTCTTTTTTATCAGCAAAATCGTTCAGCTCTTCTTCAACGCGCGTATTCCACAATCCATTATCTGTCTCAACAAGTTTATTATTCCTCATTAAGTATTCGACAATAGCTGCAAATTTTTTCTGCGAACAATGACAAACGCGTGCAAGCGTTTGAAAATCTGTTTTAAGTGGTTCTTTTTTTTCATACATGCAAACGAGAAAGGGTTATATAAACCCCCCGTTGTTCAGATGTCATTCCATTTGTACCACTTATCCAGTCATACAAATGGAATCTTATCCATGGCATTGCATTAGACATGCGCGCCCCCTTCTTTCATTAAATATAAAATTGCTAAAGCATCTGCTTCGTTGTCGTCTTTAAGCGCATACCCTTTGGAACATATCGCCCAGCCTGTCTTAGTACCTAGATCAAGACAGAGAATCGTGTTAGTCATTTGTTATTCCATTAAAAATTATTTTTACCAAAGCCGTTCAACGGTAATTATTTTCGAAATGGGGGGGAAATGCCTCAAGTAGTGTCTAAATTGTTTTCTATTTCTTCTGTTCTTATTAATTTCGCACATACAATTTTTTCAATTTACACTAAGTACAAAGAACAGGAAGAACGAAAACTAGGACCCAAATTAGAACTGAAATCTATTTCCCAACCAAGAGTGATAGTGTTATTCCATCAAAGAAAGGAGGATTTAATATAATCACAGCATCGTTGGTTCATTTACAAGTAACTTTCTATAACCCTACAAAACAGATGATTAGACTGAATCATATATGGATAGATAAAAAGAGCCCCTTTCAATTTGTTCATGTCTCATATCCTAAATCCAACTTAGAATTGCAAAAACAAACAGAAGACATCTTCATTAAAACACAAGAAAACCACGTCAACTTGATAACCCCTAAACTCAACCCAATCCAAAATGAATGGTATGATCTATTTAGTATTGGGAGTAAAAGCGAACTAACATTTTTACTCATTTTTGCAATGCGCAATCCATCTGAAATACAGCCTATAAATATCATTGTAGAACATACTTCTCCAAATTATCCGACAAAAACACTCAAACCTAATTTTATCTTGGTTCCTTTTGTGATGACTAGTACTCTAATTTCACGGAACTAAAAGTAATCAAATTCACTTACTTTCTTTCTCTTATGAGCGGATAGTTTCTCTATCTTATCTCGTTGCATCAATGTATAGACCGATTATATTCTGAAAATTATCTATAAGATACTTTTTGAAACCATATGCGTCACCATATGCCCTGATGGACAATGAAGGTCCTAAAGTACTTTGAACTATCAAATTATCATTTGCATCAAGAGAAAAATTCCAATCAGAATCATGAAAAATAATTTTGCTGCCGTCTGGAAAATCCATTTCTTTTATTGAATCTTTCAAAATGTGAAAAGTGTAATATGGTCTTTGCAACACCTTTGTAGAGCTTTGCATTTTTTTATGAGAACATAAAAACAAAAAATCGTGATTACATTGGTCGTAAAAAGCATAATAATCATTGCGAAATTGTAATACATCTCTAAGCTTTCTTTTTTTCTCATAATTTTGCCCCTATCTATTATTGTACCAGTGAAAAATACAATTATATTCAAACGATAACTGATATGGACAGTAATGATATTGCTAAACCGTAATCCATTTTTATTTTCCTTTCTTCATATTATTTAATGCCTGTTTAAGAGTGTGAATGGTGCTGTTGCTGTTCATTATTGTCTGTAGGAGCAGCAATAAAAGCAGAACTAGAAACAGAGCTGCCTTTCAATTCTTGCAGCTTTAAATAATTTATTACAGAGATAGATCCTCTTTTTTCCCACTTGCAAACTGCTGCTTGAGTTACACCAAGCATTTTCGCCATTTCTGATTGTGTCCAATTAAATTTGCCTCGTATTGACTTAGCCAAATTCTTAAAATCTTCTCGTTGATCCATTTACAAGCTCCAATTACAGCTTTGTCTTATTTTATTCGTATAATTATAGTTATACAAAGTCAAGGAAATTTATCTTTATCAACGATAAAAAAATAAGGTAAGCAGAAGTATGAGTAATAAATCTAATATCATAAGCACATTAAAAAAGATTTTGACCGAGTTTAACTTAACGCAAGAAGATGTAGCCAAACGGTTAAACGTAACACAAGCTTCAGTGTCTAAGTGGTTAAAAGATTCTGATCCACGCGGCTCTAATCGAATGCCATTTAGAATTATATAAAGAACTAAAAGGAGACAATCACTTAACAACTTTTGTTCCTCTTATGGGGTATATTGGAGCAGGAACACAGATAGATCCAAGCTTTGAACAAATCCCAGAAGATGGTCTTGAACAAGTAGAAATTCCTTTTGCTTTACCTGATGATATGGTTGCTTTTGAAGTTAAAGGAGATTCTATGCTTCCAGCTTATAAAGATGGAGATATGGTTATCGTAAGACGGCGCCAAATTAAAACAATAGAATCCTTTTTTGGCAAAGAAGCCGTTATTTTAACACATGATAATAAAAGATATATAAAGCAGATTAGCAGGGGCATGAATGGTGAAATAGATCTGCTTTCTTGGAATGCCTCACCCATTAAGAATGTTAAAATTGTGTGGGTTGGAGAGATATTTGCTATTTTGCCAATAAGTTCTTACAGCAAGATGATTCGGACTTATCGCTAATTATCCTCCCCTCTTATTCAGCAAGATATTATAATAATTTTTATAAAAAATATAACTTTTTATAATTTTTTGCTTGCTATTTTATAATTATAGTTATATAAGTAATTATACAAACCGCAAATAAACAATTGCCAAGAGGCGTTGGGGAGGAGAAAATTATGGAAAATCCAATTCTTATTAATTCCATGAAATTTTATTAGTTGTTTACGATGATGATCAACACATTGGAGAGTCAGGTCCGCTTGATGAAAGCCAAATTTTAGAGATTGTTGACGAAGCAGATGATGCAATCCAAATCCTTCGCATAAATCCTTCTGAGAACAGTTGCGAAGATATTTCTGAAGATATCGCGGAATTTTATCTTAGAGAACGTGAAGAACAGTGTTTCAACGGAAACATACCTCATGACTTTATTTTACACAGCACAGCATACGGTTTTTTTTAGACGATATAAAACAGCGTGAATATGACGATGCAATGTACGGTACTTACGAACAACAACACCGTTTGCGTCCTTGTGATGTGCTTTAAAAATAAGGGGCGCTTAAGCCCCTTCGCAAACAATATCATCGATACTAGGCAACGGAATTTATTATGAGCAATCTCATTACAATATCAGAAAGCACTGTTAATAACACAAGAGTTCCAACAGTCAACGCACGTGAATTACATGCGTTTTTGCAAAGCAAACAAGATTTTTCCACTTGGATAAAAAAACGCATCATGGCGTATGCTTTTCTTGACGGACAAGACTTTATTCGCTTCCACAAAAAAGTGGAGGCAAACAATGCCATAGCAGTAGAATACCACCTCACATTAGACATGGCTAAAGAGCTCGCCATGGTAGAGCGTAATGAAAAAGGTAAACAAGCCCGTCAATATTTTATTGAATGTGAACGGCGTGCAAAGAAACCTTTAGACCTTGCAAATGCTTTAGAAGACCCTCTGTTGTGAAAAAATTGCTTTTAGAAAGCGTCACACAATTAGAGATTTTAAAAAGTGAAGTGAGTACCCTTAAACCAAAGGCAATGGCTCTTGAAAGCTTACAGCGTCATAATGGACTGTTTGTCTTACAGAAGCCGCTAAAATACTCGAGATGCAACCCAAAACAGTTCATTCTCTTCTTACAGAAAAAAGGATGGGTTTACAGACGAGCAGCAGGTGGAAATTTGCTTCCTTATCAAGACAAAATCCAAAAGCAACTTATGGATTGTCCAACTATCACACTCCAAACCGCAGTGGAATAGAAAAAATCATTCCTTGCGCAAAAATCACAGCAAAAGGAATTGGTGTGCTTTCTCAAGAGCTTAAAAGACAAACCATGCATTAAAAGGAAATCATCATGGAAAAGAAATACGAACGACTAATCTTATAGTATCTCTATAAGCCATTTCTAACCACACAACCAACTTTTAAACACAAGCGTGATTCACGCCACGGGAGAATTGCGTGCAATGAAAGGAAATCAAGATGAGTGAACAAAACACTAACCTAACAGAAATTGAAGAAACACAACATTTAGCAGCCAAAGCTACAGCTATGGAACGCATTTTAACCAGAGCATTAGAAAATGATGTTGATATGGATCGTCTCAAGCGTCTTCTCGAATTGCGAGAAAAAAGAGATAGAACGACAAGAGCGCCAAAACTTTGTCCGTGATCTTTCCGCGATGCAAATGGAATACAAAAGTATCGAACAAAACGCCATTAATACACATACTAAAAGCCTCTATACAACACTTGATAAATATATTGATGCAATCAAAGAACCTCTTGCAAAATATCACTTTGCCTTGTTCTCTCGTATCAAAGAGCAGAGTTCGAATAGTATAACTGTAGAAATGGCTTTAAAGCATATATCAGGCAATGAAATATCAACAGAAGGAACATTTCCTTTTGACGCTACAGGGAGCAAAAATAACATACAAGCGGTTGGTTCTACTCTCACCTACGCACGTAGATATCTCTTAGGCATGCTTCTTAATGTCGCAAGAAAAGAAGACGATACAGATGGAATAACACTTCTTTCAGGTATCTCTCCTGAACAAATGAATGAGATCAGAGAATTAATAGAACAGACACAATCAGATGAAAGCAACTTCTCTCTTTCATAGGAGAGAAAAAAATCACAGATATGTCTTATAAACAAGCACAAACCGCTTTGTTTTCTTTGAAAAAAAAGCAACGCACGCAAATGAATGAAGCACAACAATCCTTACCACCACAAGAGCAACAAACGGCGGTGTGAGATGGAACAAAGGACAGCAGAATGGTTTCAAGCGCGGCTAGGGAAAGTCACCGCATCTAATGTTTACAACGTACTCAGTAAGACAGCAAAAGGTTTGCCGACAAGCAAATATGAAGACTACAAAATGAAACTCATGACAGAGCGCTTAACAGGGGAAATAAGCCAATCTTATACAACACCTGCTATGCAATGGGGCATTGAACATGAGGATAATGCCTTGAAAGAATATGAACTCATTTATGACACCAATGTTACAAGATGCGGGTTTATCCCACACCCAAAAATGGAAATGGCGGGGGCTAGTCCTGATGGGTTTGTTGGTGATGACGGTTTAGTTGAAGTCAAATGCCCGCAATCAACGACCCATCTTCGTTTTTTATGTATGACGAAATCAAGCCTGAATATCACGCGCAGATGCAATTCCAAATGGCATGCACAGGACGCAAATGGTGTCATTTCATGAGCTATAATCCAAACTTTGTAGGCAAATCTACTGGTTTGAGAATGAAAATCAAACGCATTCTCCGTGATGAGAAACACATTGAAGAGATTAATAAAGCTGTTGAAGCCTTTTTAGGGGAAATAGAACAAGACATGAAAAAGATTTTGACAAAAGCTGCTTGAAGTTTATGGGGGTGCTCTTCTCCTCCCGAGCATCCCCGCCCACTTATGTAATATAAAAAAGAGAAAGGTCATGAGATGATATTTGATGATGGCGATAGATATGTAACGACACGTGAATGTGCACAGCTTTTTAGCGTATCCACAACAACGATTCGCAATTGGGTGCTTCAGGGAGAGTTTCCTGAACCCTATAAATTAGGGAGAGCAGTGAGATGGAGAAAGAAAGAAATCTTGGCATTCACTCCAAAGAAAAATAAGGAGCAAATAAGAACAAATTAGGTAAAATTATATAAACTGTATAAGGTGGTCCAAAAGGTGGTCTAAAAATTGCCAATCAAAGAAAAAATCTATATATTTCAATATGTTAAAGACACAAAATGGTGCCGCATGCCGGATTCGAACCAGCGACCCCATCATTACGAATGATGTGCTCTACCAACTGAGCTAATGCGGCCTAGATTTGTATATAATGAGACAACAGTCAGTTCGAGGGTAATAGCCAAAAGTCCATACAAAAGCAAGTATGCATTTTTTTCACTAATTTATAACATGCTGTAATTATTGAGGGAGGAGGAGGGGAGTACAAGGGTTTAAAAGCAGAACAATATTTTTGATCTTGATGCTATAAAATGCTTTCCAATTTACGATTACATTTAAACTTAGAAGTCGGTATGAAAATAGTGCATCTTTGGAGAGGAAAAAATGATGGGATATTTTCTTTTTCTATGCAAAGGAAAAAATATTGGGTAAACGATTAGGGGAATAAAAGATATTACCAACCTTTATTATGTGAAGATAAGATCAGTGGAATGGGTAGAAAAAGGACTTCTCATTCTTATAGAAATAAGAATAAAAAGAGGATTTAATAATTTAAATATGTTCTTCTATTTAAGATGGAATAAGAGCCATGTCGGATGAAAATAGGCTAATAGAATTAGAAACGAAGCTAGCTTATCAAGAAAAACTTATTGACGAGCTTTCTTGCGTGGTAACTGATCAATGGAAAAGTTTGAATGAGATATCTAAAAAAATTAATGTTTTAATGAGAAAATTTTCAAATTTAGAAGAACAGAGAGTTTCCGAAGATATTACTCTTCCCTCTTCTCATCAATAG